CATTTACAAAGATGTAAGAATGATCATTTTCGAATTTGATTGGATATTTAACACCTTGGAATCCATCAACATGAATTCCAACGTTTCTTTGTGCTTTACCAACTTCAACTTCACTAACGTTAACAGTTACATAAAACTGATAATCATCATAAAGTCTCTTGTTAAATTTAACCAATCTATCCAAATCTGTAATACTGAATTGGCTTTGTAGATCTTTCTTGAGTTTTAAATTAAGTTTTCTTAATTTGTATTCTTCATTATTGTCCAAAATTGTTTCCAATCCGTCATGACCATAGATTTCACCATTTTTTTCCAAAATTGTTCGAATTGCTAATTCACAAGCAATACTATCTACAATGAAATAGCGAAACGTTTCCGTATTCAAACAATCTGGAAGAACAATATTAGTTCCACAAAATTTAACAGGCATATCCAATACACCTTGGTCTTTAAATTCGTCATATCCTGATTCACTTGAACAAACATCATTACATTTCAAAAAATGTTCATTAACTTCTTTCATATTGAATTTCCAATCATCAACAATATCCCTTACACAATCTTTTGTATCCCTTAACGGTGTTGGTAATCGCCCTTCCATCAAGAAATCTTTTGGATCCCATCTAGAGATAATATCCCTAACTGAGAAAACAAATTTGTTCCAACTTTTATGATTTTTTCCTAAAGAAAGTTCAAAGAAATAGTCAACGTATTCATTGATTTTTTTTTGTACATTTTTATCCCAATGATTAATAACATTATTCTTTAATGATGGATTACAAATGAAACGAATATTGGTTTCGTTTGGATTACTACTTTTCAAAATATCCATAATCTAATATGGATAATATACTTTTATCTGTTTTTTATATTTTCAATTTTTCTTGAAAAAGACATAAAGAAAAAATAATTATTTATAATATACAAACGTTATAGTATAAAAATGAATAAATTTAATAATAGGGAGATATTACTCAGAGTGGATAAGTTCGAGGGTAAGAGAAATTGTGTGTTGACAATGTTAATACCTCCTAAATACAATTTCAGGCTGGATATAGCCAAAGTACGCAGAACGATTAGAAGTATTAAGCATAAACATAAGAGGAGGCAATTATTGAGAGTTATGGATGTGATATGGAGTCATATAAAACAATATGACAAATTTAAGGGAAATGGTATGGTTATATGTGCTGGATTGAATAAAAAGGATATAGTTGAGTATTTTGAGTTATTACCAGTACAGAAAATAAGGAATTTTGAATATTATTATGATAATGTATTTAATAATCATCGAATTATGGAGTTTATGTATGAAAATGTTGAGCAAGTTTCTGATCAACATAAGCAGTCATTAGTGGATAAAATTAATACTTATATGGAGAAGGATCAACTTGTTTATTATAAGAAGATGAATGAATATTTAGAAACGGATTTGTTATCAACTGTTGTGTATTTTTCGCATGAGAATATTCCGTTTAAGATTTTGGACAAATGTGTTTCTGATAATTTACACCCTTGAAGTTTTAAAATGACCTAAAATGACCTAAAGAAATTATTATATAATAATATGTCCCCATGTGTATTCTTGTGTGGACATTCAGTGACATTTCTTCGATGTCGGATTAACTCACCCGTTAATGTATTTTTATATATTAATGACAACCCATAATTTACACAGGATTGAGTTGTTTCCTAACCTTAAAGGTTGTTTTATAAATCGTATATTTTAATGTACCATTTTAAATCTTCAAGGGTGTAAAAGTACTTATATTGAATAATAAGATGATTGATAATTTTATTGTTAAAAACAATAAGTTCATAGGTTTTATCAAATATGATATGACTTTTTCTCAACTACATATTTGAGAAACAATGGGACTTTTTCTCAACTACATATTTGAGACTTTATATTTGCGGAATAATTTCTTTTAAGTTATAAGCTTAAAAGAAATTTATTAATTTTTATTAAATGGCACTTCAATTGAAAAGTGATGATTATGTCAAACTTTTAAAAGAGGGGAATCACAAAATTAGGGGTATGAAAACATTACCAAGCAATCTTGGTAAAATTATTCAACCGACAATATTTATTGATATTTTGAAAGGTGTTGATGATAAAAAAATTGTTGAACATATAATAAACTCACTTGAAAATCAAAATTTGAAAAAGTTTTTTGGGATAATAAAGTATTACATTTGTGATTCTTATATGTTTGAAAAAGATTTATTGGAAATTGATCATAATAAACAGTTACACAAAGCTTTGGATATAATTGATAATAATCCTGATACATTTTTAACTTTTATTTCTTATCCATTTTTGTATGAAATTAGTTATTTGAATTTCAATAAAAAGGATTTGCTTTCAAAGAGTTACAAAATTATTTCCAAATATTTAAAAAACTCTTTTAAAAAACGTGAGTTCAATAAGAAGAAAAGAAAACGAATCAAAATAGCTTTTTATGGAGTAAGATTCCAGTTTCCTTTGTCAAGTGTTTTCAGGGATAGATCAGAAATTATAAAGAGAATGGATAGAACAAAATTTGAGAAATATTTGATTTTTAATGGTCCTGTTGATCTTGACAGTTACAACTCTTCTTATAGAGGGATGTTCAAATCTTTGATTGATAGTGTTGATTATGTTATCAATTTGAATGTACCTAATAAAGATACAATTAACTTACAATCATATCAAGAGCTTCAAAATTTGGATATTGATGTCATGGTATTTCCAGATATTGGAATGACATCTCACGGTCTTCTTGGCCTTTTTCGATTAGCACCAGTACAGATAAATACATGGGGACATTCTGTAACATCCGGGTTTGATACAATTGATTATTACTTTTCCAGTAAACTTTATGAAATAGAAGATGCACAAAAACATTATAGCGAAAAATTAGTAAGAATGAACAATCTCTGTACTTGTTATATCGAATATAAATATGCCAATTTTGAAACAAGGGAACAACTAGGTCTTCCAACTGATAAAAAAATTATATTTTGTGCACAAATGGTTAAGAAATTGAATTGGAATTTTTTAAAAATTATTAAACAAATTTTGGATAGAGTCCCAAATACAGTGGTTATGTTAACAACTCACTGTTTGACAGATAATATACAAGAAAAAATCAAAAAGTTATTAGATGATCGTGTAATTTACATTCCAATGTTGATGTTAAAAGAGTTTAATAATCATATGTATTTGTGTGATATTGTTCTCGATACTTATCCTTTTGGAGGTTGTAATGGTTCTCTTGAAGCTTTTGCAAAAGGAAAGATTGTAATTACAATGCCATCCGAATACCTTTCGGGAAGATTTACATATGGATTTTATTGTAAAATGGGAATTAAAGATGTTATTGTTGATAATTATAATGATTATGTCGAAAAAGCTGTTTTATATTTAACAAATGATGAAAAGAGAAAAGAGTTGGAACAAAGAATTCTTTCCAAAAAACATTTATTATTCAATGACAATAAAAGTATTAAAGAGTGGGAAGATAAAATAATTGAAATTACCAAACCGTATGTTGATTTAGATCAAACTATAACTGAATCAGGATTCAACTTATTACAAAATAGAAATGTAAATTATTACACATTAAAATCCGACCGACTAAGATTAATTATATTCTGGAATGCAAAATGTGCTTGTACATCCTTAAAGAGGTTCATTTATGAAATTGAAGAACAAACTACATATAAAGGTAATAATATTCATGGAGAAATTGGATATTTAAATAGAAATAAATATTTCGTCAATATTAATACACTTGATAACAAATATAAACAATACAGAAAGGTTCTAGTTTATCGCGATCCTTTAGAAAGAGTTGAATCTTTTTATAAAGATAAAATTAAGAATATAAATACACCACGAGCCGATAGGTCTTTGGATAATAAGTTAATGATAAATATTGGGAATAATACGGGTTTAGATGTTTTGGTGAATTTAATGGAATTGATTAAACCAGATAAGTTACAACATCATCTACATCCTCAAACGCTTTTTTTGGAGAAAGAGTGGATAGATGAAATTATTTCTATTGATGAATTAGATAGTTTTTTCAAAAGATATACAAATAATATGTATAGAGAAAACAAAACCAAAAAAAAGAAGAAGAGTAAATCAACGGATTTAACATTAAAATGTCAGAGAATATTAAGAAATATTTATCAACAAGATTATGAGTTCTTTTATCATTTTAAACCAACAACAAAATCATTAATGGCTAAGATAAAGTTAATGACAAATGTTTGTGATTACAGAATTGGTGATGTTATATATAAAAGTGGTTTCAAACATGAAGATAGCAAACAAAAGGTTTTGACCAAACGTGAATACAGGGACACTATTTTATATAAATATCTTCAATTAAATAATGGGAATGATATTGTAAATCTTCCTTTATTAAAACATCTTATCCCTTTAACAAAAAGAAGAAAAAAAGAACTTGTAATCCATATTAGAGCCGGTGATGTTGTTGTTCATGATTGGTTTTTGAAAAAGAATTATATTAAAATAATAGAAAAATATCAACCAATAATTGAAAAAGTCACTATAGTAATTGCATACACTTATGGTAATTATATTGAGAAAAACTTGTGGATATATAATGATGAAAAACAAAAGACAAATGAAAAGAAAATCCAGATTTTATTCAATTGTTTACTCTCCAGATTTCCCAAACTCAAATTTAATGTCATCTCAAATGAAAAGCATGACGAAGATTTTGTGTATTGTGTGAATTCCTCAATTTTTATACCAGATAAAGGTGGATTTTCCGATTTAATTTACAGATTACACCAAAGTGATCAAAGCAATTTGAAATGTCATTTTATAACTTATGGTGATGAAAAGTACAGAAAATGTAAGGAACAATTGGTAAGTGAAGCTTATAGTTTTGGTGTATTTGAATCGGCTACTGCTTATGGTTCGGGAGATTTAACAAAAGAGTTCAGAGAAGAGTTTAAGGATACATTAAAGAAACCTAGGGGAGTTGGATATTGGATATGGAAATATGATATAATGAAGCAGGAACTTGATAAGATGAATTATGGGGATATTTTAGTTTATTTGGATGCTGGTTGTTGTATTAATATTGAAGGTAAAGCTAGATTCAATGAATATTTGAGAATGTTGTGTACAAGTGAATATGGAACTATTTCATTCAAATATAATGACAAGTGGAGACCAGAGAAGCATTGGACAACTAAACAATTGTTCAATAAACTAAATGTGAAAGATTCTGAAAAAAATACAGGACAACTTTATGCTGGAGTCATTATATTACAGAAATGTGAAAGTACAATTTCCCTTTTAGATGAATTCTATCGATTATTAAAGGATGATTCAAACCTTTTTACAGATTATTATAATAAAACTGACCAAGATTCTTGTTTTAAAGAAAATCGTCATGATCAAAGTGTTTTCAGTCTTTTAAGAAAGAAATATGGTACTATTATGCTTTCTGATGAAGCCAAATTTTTAGATGGAACTAAAGAAGCAGAAGTATTTAAAACTAAAAAGTATCCCTTTTGGGCATTAAGAAGATATCAAATTGATCCTAATTTTCGTTAACTATTATTTTCCAACATAAATTCGATACAATCCGGATCACCACCAAATTTTGCAGCATTGAGTGTATCATTGTTGAAAATAAAGTTTTTTTGGTTTATTTTACAGCGACTCCAATGATTATTAATGTCTTTTTTGTAAAAATTAAGATTGGCTAAACATTCTAAACAATGGAGGTAACCTAGTTCTGCGACAATTTCTGGAGCAAAGTGATTATATATTGATTTTTCAAAAAAAAGGTATTCAATAATTTCATTTATACCTTTATCCAAAGTTATATAAAAAGTGTTCATATCCATTTCATATCCTTTGTCGTCAAAGAATTCAAAGACCCATTCACTTTTTGGAAAATGTTTTTTAGCTTTATCTTTTGTAAAAAAATTGAGAGGTAATAGTTTATTAAACTCTTCTTTATCAATGTCATCATACATTTTTTCAAGACCGTCCCTGTCATCTTTTTCGATTAGATCATAAATATCTTCAATCATATTTATGATATTTTTATAACCCCTCTCAAAACAAATAAATCATTTTTTTTTTGTTTAAAAGAAAGCCTTTAAAAATTGACGACCAAAATTAGCTAACTCCTGTCTCTTAGAACTATTCAAATCCAATTTTGTTTCTTTAACGGGTTCCGAATAATCTACACCATAATCGTTACACCATTTTTGATAATGTCTTGTCAAAATATCACCACATTTTGACCCCCATGGAAAACTATAATAAACAATACCCATACAAGCCTTGTAATTATAATAAACCCCACTGGATAAAATATATTCTAAACAATTCGGTTTATCCATCCAACACGCATATTCAACTACTTCCGGATTAATAATACCACCATGTTTATGTGCGTATTTCAAACAGGAAACGTTATCTTTTCCTTTACATAAAAGAGCCATTAAACAAGTTGAAGGAGGAAGTTCCGCACCATAATTATGTGCAAATTTCATACAATCAAAATGTCCGTTTCTTGCTGCTAAAATAACAGTTTTTTTAGTAAATGGGAAAGCTTTTTGGTAAGCCCAATACATCATGTCAAAATATCCTCTTTTGGCACATTTGTCCATAAAAGTGTAATAAATATTATCTGAATGTTTCAAATGATTATCATTATGTTTGCCAACTAAAAGTTTCATTCTATCTAAAGTTCTAACATCAACGTCTCTATGTTCTTCTCTCATAATAATATTAAATAGTTCATGTTCATAATCTAATTCGCTATGTAAAAACATAAAATCAAAGATCTCTGATGGGAACCACCTTGATCCCCAGAATTGAAGACATCTCCAAATAAATAAGATATCAGCAATTGATTCTATGACACAATCATCAAAGTAGAATTCAGAGGGGACTTCTACAAAACGTTCATCACGTTTCATCAGAATATCTCCCAATCTAGATTCTTTCAAATAACTGTTCAATAATGTTAAGTTTATCATAACCATTTTGTTTTTCATCTTCATATTATCAGTTGTTTAGATAATATATCTTGTTTTTATACCAAAGAGAGAGTGCCTCTCTCTTTTAAATTCTACGCTCGCTCGTCTCCGACTCGCGGTACAAACTGGTTATAATTTGTTCACGGCAAGGTTTTTTGGATTTGAACTCGGATTTTTTTTATGAATGAACTTGATTCTCTCACTAGAATTTAGATACCACTCCCATCCTCTTCTTGGTATACATATATTAGTTGCTTTAACCAAATGATTAAATATATTTCTTTCAGAAAATTCGAATTCATATGTTATATCGTTGAAACCAATATAACATATTTTCTTTCCATTTTCAATACACAAACCATAATGATATTTACAATCATCATAAATGTAATTACATAAATTAATCCTTTTTTTGTCACAAGAAATTATTCCATTTGCTTGATGATTAAAAGAAATTTGTTGTCCAAAATCAAAGGTGTCGTTATTACACCAATCCTTGAATTCTATATCTCCTTTTTTACGTATATATTCCCTTCCATTTACAAATTTATATGAAGGTCTTTCCTTATTTAGAACTTCTATTTCTATACCACCATGTATACTCATATCAACCTTGTGACCCTTTATTCTAAAAATAATATTATCATTTCGGCCTTCACCAATAGACATGTATTTATCTTCAAGAGGAGTCATTCTTATACGATCTGGTTTATTCAGAACCGTTATTCGTTTTCCTTCAGATTCAAAACCGTAATTAAGCATATTCTATAATTAGAAAAACAATATTTTATAAAAGAATAAAATCAATTTTTTAACCAACTAACCACCAACCAATCACCAACCAATCACCAACTAACCACCAACCAATCACCAACCAATCACCAACTAATCACCAACCAATCACCAACTAACCACCAATTTAACCCGGTCGACACGTAGTGTCGAGCCGGAGCGTAGAGTTTAAAAGAGAGATGCAATCTCTCTTTAGCGGTAAAACACATTACGTAGGTCATTCATTCTTTTATCTGTGATGTTTTCATGTGCGATTTTATACATTTCGTCACCAGTTAATCTTTTGAGAACAAAATACATTGAGTACATTCCACATTCAGAACTACCAAATTGATGTCTTTTGTCATTATAAATTAACACAGGTTCCCGTCCATTATTAACAAACTTTTGTGCAATCTCTTGAATAAATTTATTAATCAAAGGAATCGGATGACCACCATAAGAATCAAAATAATCTATTTCTCCACGTTTTACATCGATAAAAAGAGCAACCCAATGTGTTCCGGGTCCAGTTGAAACATCTAGATTGAAAATGATTCCAACTTTATTAACGCCCTCTTTCTTCAATTTTTTGGGACAAAGGCCACTTAATTCACATTTGATACTTGTTGGACAATCTGATGGAACTGGGCCGAAAAATACAAAATCATCATAAACTTTTTCGGCTTGAACCATAACATGGAAAATATTATTTGTATCCAACCATGTATCTTTATCAGTTTTCCACTCTTCTGGTTGTTTTGGTTTAAAAGTAAATAAATGAATATTTGGATCTTTTATCTTTTTAACAACATCAACCTTATCCACCCAACAAGTCTCATCATTCCCGCATTTATGTGCCAATTTCTTTCTAATATCATTCCATAATTTTTGTGTTCTAACTTTTGTTTTCATTTTGTCAATAACTCCAACTGTTTTACCAATTTTTAATAGTGAATCTCTACTAAAACATGTTTTCCCAGAGTTCCCTTTATGTGGTGCACAAACTTTATCTTTTTTCATGAACTTGTCCATACTTATTATAAATATAAACCAGAAAAAAAGAAAGTTTATATTACAATTAATAATTATCAAGGTAATCACTATCTTCATCATCTGTTCTGTGATTAATAGGGATTACAACTTTTCTACCTTTCATTCTATTTTTTCTTTTGCCACTTTCTTGTAAACTTTGGTAATTTCCGGTTTGTAAAATGTCATCACGATATTTTTTATAATTTGATTTCTTCAACTTAAGAAAACCATAATTTTCTATATCAGAATCATTTTCATCTTCATCATTTTCAATAATATTCTCATTCGGAAGTATCAATTCCCTCTTGAACCATGTTCTAATTTGATATGAACTGGTAAAGTTATGACACTCTTTCTTAAACTCTCCCATACCTTTATCTTTAATCCAACCTTCTAATCTTTTTCTATAATTATCAGTTATTTCTCCTTTTTTATTTTTATTGTTCCTTTCTTGTTGAGGTGTAGGTAAAGTATATGTTAAGTAGCAAGATTTTGAGTATTTTCTGACGTATTCTGTGATATGATAGATACCAATATCTTTGTCTCCTTCATTATCATAAACTTCGCGAATAGTTGAAAATGGATCTTCATTGATTCTAACATTATTGCTCAAACAAAGACGTAACTCTTTGTCTGAAAAGAAATCCATTTTATATGTGACTTTTTCAGCAAATATTGTTTGTTTATCAAAGTTCATACCTAATCCAAAGTTCATAAGTTGTGTTTTGACATCAAATAAAATTTCCATATTATCTTCAACACTTGTTGTATATTCATAATGTTCTATTTTGAAATTAAATCTTTTATAAACAAAAAGCCTAAGTTTATGATTATCCTTATAAAAATCAAAACAAAAAGTTTTTGAATTGAGTTTTCCAAATCTTTGTCTAATATTCTCTTCAACCTGTCCTAAATTATCTGAAAGAACATATATAGGCGCACCACGATTACTATAAGTTTCAGTTCCAGTTTGACCCTTAATTTCAGTTGATGTTTTAGAATATTTTCCACTGACACCACCATATTGATCAATACTAATGGAAGCTCCAACTCTTGTAACAGTTGTTTCAATTATTTTTGTTTCATAAAATATGGATTTAACACCAAGTTTTATTGCTAATAAAAATAGGATTTCTCTTTCTCTTTCTGATTTCTTTCTTGGATATAAATCATCTGAGTAGTAATCTCCATCAAATAAGTGGATATAAAGTGTGTTTAATTTTGGAGAAAGTCCATCATCAAATGAATATCCACGTCTTCCTACATATTGTTTTATATCTCTTGTGAATTTAACAGAAATGCCTTTATCTGAAAGGGTTTCAACTAAATAAATAGATTTACTTAAAGCTTTTTTCTTGCTTTTTTTACATCCACAACCAACATCAATGGTATCATTTACACAGAATCTATTGGGAAGAAAAATCAAATACTTGCTGTAAGAAGAGCAATCATCTTCAAAAAACTCAACTGATTGATTTGCTATTTGAGTTTGCATTATTTATAAGAATAGTTTGCATATTTTATTTTGCCGTTTGTTGAGCTTTCTCCTTAAGTGCTTTTTGTTGCGCAAGTTTCTTAGCTTTACGCATCTGAATTTTTTTTTGTCTTATTTGTCTTTGTCTCCTGGCAATACGTCTTTGTCTTCTGGCAATCCTTTGAGCTCTTGTTAATCTTGGTCTTCCACCTCCACCACAGTTACACATTTGTTTATGTAGTAGTCTAGATTTTTTTTAGACTACGAATAGTACATCTGTGTTTTTTATTTGACAAAACGGCATGGTTTAGTTTATCGTATCTAATAACTTCTTTTGCAACATCGCGGATCTCTTTCATTTTGATGCTTCTATATATTTTCTTTTGTCCACTTGTTGTTAATATTTTACCTAATTTTAAAATATTGAATCCGTTCCAAACTGCTCTGTCTTCATTATCATCTTTACTCAGATCCATCATACCACAAATGTAATTGACACTATTTTTCAATTCTTCTTCTGTAATTCCGTTTTCTCTGACATCTACTAATTCATCAATTACAACTTTTGTGGCAGCATTTACTTTATTCAAAAATGTTCCAAAAGATATACTGAAATCACCACAATCAATATTGGCATCTATATTAGAACGCACTGTGTAAACTAAACCCATTTTCTCGCGTAATTTAACAAACAAACGTGAACTCATATTTCCAGCTAAAACAATACTAATTATTTTTAAAACATGAGTTTTTCTTTCATTATAATTAAAACAAGGAAATCCAACAATAACTTCAGCTTGATCAACATTATCAACCATTGAAAAGAATCTTGGTTTCTTTTGTTTCTCCATGAAATTTTCAATAGGTTTATATTCAGGTGTTTTGCTGTTTGATCCACGCAATTTACCACCAAAATATTTCGCGATTATTTTATCGATATTTTTAGGTACTTTACCAGCAACACTAACAACAATATTTTCAGGAACATAATATCTGTTGTAGAAAGATTTGGTTTTTTTGAGATTAAAAGTTTTAATAACACTGTTTGTTCCACCAATATCATGTTCATATGGTGTTCCTTTGTAAATGTTTTGGTTATATTTCAAATTGAATTTTGCTTGTGGGATACTGCTGTTCTTTTTATTCTCACTAATAACAACTCCTCTTTCATCCCTCCAATCTTTAAAAGTTGAATTGAAAAGCATATCTGAGAGAATTTCAACAACATTTTCAACATAATCCGCACCAACATTAATGTAATATCCCGTAACATCATAAGATGTGAACGCATTTGTTTCTCCTCCAAGCTTGTAAATATTATTACTTACATTTTTACTCTTCAATCTTTTCTTTGTTCCTTTGAATAACATATGTTCCAAAAAGTGTGCCATACCTTCCTCATCTTTTTTTTCATTTATTGAACCAACATTAACCATGAAATAAACAGATACTGATGAACTTCCATTATTTTTGTCCACACAATATCTAATACCATTTTTCAAAGTATCAATCTTCATATACTAAAAGCACAGAAATAAAATGGAGTTCAGAAGAGGAATTGCCTCTTCATAAATTATAAACACAGAAATAAAATGGAGTTCAGAAGAGGAATTGCCTCTTCATAAATTATAAACACAGAAATAAAATGGAGTTCAGAAGAGGAATTGCCTCTTCATAAATTATAAAAACAACAACCGTCGCCATCATTTCCCCAATTATCACAATCACCGTCACAACCATAATAACTAGGTAAACCAATTAATACGTAGGTATTTCCCCACCTGTTAATATAGTCTAATTAGTATAATGAAATTATTTTTCTTAGAATATTTACTGTTAATTTTTATTATAAATTGATAAATTTATAATAAAATAGAATCTTTTTCTTATTCAGAAAAAGTGTTTCCTGACTATTCAGAAAAAGTGTTGTTAATGATATGAACGATACCTTCGTAAACATCACGAACATCTTCAAGATTCATAAACTTGGTGCTATGGCCGAATACACTTCTCAAATAGAAGAATATTTTTGTGAGTAGTTTTCCATGTTTACAAACGGTTCCTTTTTTGGAATGATTGTATACAAATGATGGGCAAGTACATGTGTATTTTTCATCATCAAGAATGTAATAAACTTTATCTTCATTAATAAAAGATTCAATGAAATATTCATTCTCATCATAGTTATTTGTTCCCACTCTCAAAGCTTCACCGTAAAGAGTTTCTGAACATTTACGACTAAATAAAAATTCGCGAAAGCTTTCATAATTAATCTCAATAGTTTTACCACCTAAAAGGTTACCAATCATTGATTCCCCATTCTCTTCCTCTTCACTATCAGAATATTCATCCTCTTCAATTTTCTTCTTCTTCTTCTTCTTTTTCTTAGAAACCGTAACGTATGTCACGGGTTCCTCCAAAAAATCACTAAGAGATCCGAGTGAAGATGAAGATGTGGAAGAATATGAATCAGAATCATCAAGACTTTCACTATCATAACTGTCACTGTCTGTATACTCAAGTCCGAAATCACCAATACTGATTGATGATTCAACGTTATCCTTTCTCTGTTTAGACAAAAATTTATTCAAACGTCGCAAGTTTTTACTTCCATTTTGTTTGGACATAAATTCATCAAATTTGAAAGAGTTCATCATCTTCTTATGTGAAAAAACAATAATCTTATTCTTTTTTCCCTTTTTAGTTTTGAAGAATTTAAGATAATTCACGAAAAAGTTGAGAACTGAAAATACAGTATCCACTTTCATTTTTCCATATCTAGTAAACATCATAATTTGAAAATCACCTGACGTAAACTTGTTGAAATTATTGTATAAGTCAACCATTTTACAGTACACCTGATAGATTTCATTGTAATTGTACATAAATACTTATTAATATGTATCTAACCAAACAGTAATAAATAAATTCACTTTTTTTTATAAAAAATAACCTTAAGAACCAAGGGGTGGAAAATCTTCATCACGGAAGACGAAGTCCTTTGGAGGATTCTTCTTCCGACTCGAAGAACCAGGCGGGGCATAAGATCCCTTACGTCCCCACTTTGGCTTCTGTCCACTATCTTCACTATTCTTCGTACTCAGTTCCTCAACGGTAACATGAAGAGTGCGTCCAGTAAGATTGAAACGTTCCAACTTACTGTCGTTGTAAGATGCTGGGATCTTGCCGGGTTCAAGTGTAAGTTTTCCAAATCCCCTAATAGGAATCTTCATTACACAAGAAACTTCAACATAATTCTCAGAATCAAAAAGTTCTTTAGCAAGATGGCGTCGAAAATCATTCACCGTTTCTGACAAAGAAACAATAAACTCACGACCGTCATGGTTATCAACACAAAATGTAATTGTTTCACTCATATTCAACTATTAAGATAAAGAATCCTTTATATATTTTTTTTCAATTTTTAAATGGAGAGTGCCTCTCCCTTTTGTCTGCTCTCAAAGAGGGCGATCGGCTTCGCCGAACCCTACACACTCCTTTCCATTACGTGGTCAGCGGATGATTTTGTTATAAAAATTTTAAAAAATGATTTTATAATATTATGATTGTTTTTGTGATGATAATAATTGTACCATGAGTTGTATAAGCAAGTTTGAAGATTTATCAACACCGTTGCTTGACAAATGGAAAGAGTACAGTTATGATAATTGTGAGAGGAAATCAGAAGTGAATTGTATGATAAAACGTAAAAAGCTTATTACAAAGTTCACACCGGTCATAAATGAAATGTTTATGGATGCTCTCATTGAATATAATAACTTACAAGCTACTCTTTTTGTAAATTCAAGTAAAATTGAGGTTTTCAAGTATTATATGTCTAATCTAAAAAAACATATAACGCCTTACGGAATTAAAGATATTACGGTATCTCATAAACAGTTTCAAGGTATTGTTTATCAGATTTTTTATGATTCACAGACAAATGGTGAGAAAATGAAAAGTGTAGAAGATATCGATAGGAAGATCAAACAGATTACTAATAAACAGTCTATTCGAAAGAAATATCAGTTGACAACATTGATTTACAAGTATAAGAAGAATCCAGTTAAATTTGGCGACTTTCAGCCATCGAATTTTGTTGAGAAAACTATTTTCGCAACAACACTTTTACACAATAAATCACTCGAATTTTTAAGTAAAACAAATCTAGAAATACTTTTGACTAAATTTAAAAGTTCAAGGGTATTTTTCTTGCGATACCGGAAATTTCTTTTCGAAAAGATTGATCCAAGAGATCATCATAAATTTATGTTGTTCAGTTCGATATGTTTGTATCTTCTTGGTTTGAGAAAAGCGAATGATCTTGATCTCTACATTAGTGATCCAACAAAGAACACATATACGAAGAATTTGAAACAAATTCTCCTTGATCAAACTAAAGATGAACAGTTCAAATACGTTGATTTTTCAATTGAAGGAACTGAACTTTGGAAAGACTATTGGAATATTTGGTTATCAGAATGGGCGAGACTTTGTGGAACGCAAGCTTTCAATAACATTTTGGTTGATTCTCGGTTTAATTTTTATTGGATGGGTGTGAAAGTAATTTCACCGGAATGTGATATTCAACGACGTATCCATCGTAATAGACCAAGAGCTTATGGTGATCTTATTATGTTAAAGATGAATAATCTGTATAAATTTGAGATTCCAGTGCCGAATTTTTCAAAGAAAGAGTTCAAAAGGATTGCAGATTTGAGCAAGAAGGAGTTGAAAGAACATCTTGATGATGGGTGGTCTTACAAGGATAATAAAGGGAAAAAACAAAAGTTAGAGATTGAGAGAACAGTTGAAATTGACAAAACAAGATTCATTTCCACAGTTGTGTGGTGGTTGAAAACAACTTATGGATTTTTGTCAACGGCTCAAGATGTGAAAGATATGCTTCATATTCCTGATTTATCACAAAGTAACAAACCAAAGAATGTGTTCATTGATGAACATAGGGAATTTAAGAGAAAAATGATTAAAATAAAGAAGATGGTTAACTTTTAAAAATTGATTTTTTTATATATAAAGTTATTTTTATAATAAACAAAACATGTCTGAATATACAGAGGCCGTTATGGTTTATGATAATCAAAATAATGGAAATATTCCTGTAGCTGAACTTGTTTCTGGAAATAAGGAAGAAGAAGAAAAGTTGAGGAAGATTGAGCTTTATATCAAAGATAGAAATAAAGAAATTATTGATATTGAGAATAAATGTAATGAAATAACAAAAAAGATTCATGATTTACAGGTTGTTTATACTTCTAATCGTAATAAGATGAGTAATATGTATACTAAAAAAAGAAAACTTGGATATCGAGATGAGATTTTAAATACAAAAATTTTTCGTTATCGATCAGATTTGAAAAAGAAGCAAAAGGAAATTTTTTGTAATGAAGTAAAATATGCGAAACTATTTGATATTGAACCAAAATATTCTTCCCAAGAAGAAATTGAAAATGAACCTATTATTAAATTAAAAAAATTAATTAGTGGAGATAAGAAGGAAGGATTAAAGGATATTGAAACAATTCAATATTCTGTAGATAGAGAATAGTAGGAGAATACTTATAATTAAAACACCAAATATCCATTTATTTCTTATTTGGAGGAACATAAGTCCAATAAATCCTAGAAGGTTCAGTACTAAACAAGTTATTTCTTGCTTTGTACAAACTTCATCATCGTGATGAATAATAATCATTGTACTTATCCCAAAGCATAAACCTATCCAAAGTTGGATAAACATTAAATCAGGTGTTTTCCATGACCATTTACTTGGTATTGACATATATTATTATAAATATTTGTTTTCGAGATATACAGTAACATATAACCAATTTGACCAGTTTCGCACAAAGTGCGAAGGCTGAGCGTAGAGTTTAAAAGAGAGATGCAATCTCTCTTTAGAGGTATTTGTTTTTGAGATATCCTGTTTTTTTATTAAGTTCATCAAGATGTTTGTAAACACCTGAGGAGAACGCAATTAATATAACAAGTCTTGAGATTGTGTCCAATTTAGTTTTATGTACTTGTTTGAATATTGTTTCAACAACAATTGCCAATTTATCTCTGAAAAAGTAAAAAAGAAGATAAATTAATGCTAATTGGGCAACACATTCGATTACGAGAAATTTGTCCTGTTTTTTGAAATTACAAGCTGGGAAAATTTCATTCATCAAGTTGGAAAGAACAACACCAATTGTAAAGAAAACAAGTGCTAATGTTGTAAGATAAAATATCCTGTTTAATTTCATAATTACTGTATATAATAAGAGCAGAAAAAATTAAAAAAAATGATTTTATAAATAACTAAAATATATAAAACTGTACTACTATAATATAATATGGTGAAGACTTTGGTAATTACAGAATCTCCCTTGAAGGCTAAGAAACTCCAAAAAATTTTGGGGTCAGCTAATTATTATGTATTGTCCAGCGTTGGTCATTTACGTAATCTCAAGCCTAAAAATCAAGGTGTTAATATCGCGAACAATTTTGAACCTGTTTACGATATTGATAAAAAGAAGTTGGATATTTATGGTCGTTTGAAACGTGCCAGAAAAGATTGTGACAAAGTAATTTTGGCAACTGATAAGGATCGTGAAGGTGAAGCTATTGCTTGGCATCTCGCTGTTCTCTTGAAAGTTAATCTTTCAGAAAAGAACAGAATTACATTCACAGAAATTACTAAATCAGCTATTTTAAAGGCTATTAAAGAGCCTAGACGTGTTGATATGAATTTGGTGAATGCTCAGAAGTCTCGTCAGATTGAGGATTATATTGTTGGTTACGAATTGTCACCACTTACGAAGAAATTCGTTAATGCTCAGTCGGCGGGACGTGTACAATCTTCTGTAAACAAAATGATTTGTGAAAAGGAGGTTAAAATTGAGAACCACCAAAGGAAAGATTATTTCTATACATTGGGTTCATTTATTTCCTCTAAGGAAGGAAGTAAAGACGAAATCAAAGGTAAACTCAATAAAAAGATTGAGGATAAACCTAATATTATGAAGTTCCTTGAACATTGTAAAGAAGCGACGTTTAAGGTTAAAAATCTCCAGAAGAAGGATTGTAAGAGGATGCCTCCAGCACCTTTTACAACGAGTACAGCTCAGATTGAAATTGGTAAACGATACAAAGTTCCGGTTAAATCAATTATGGGTATTCTTCAAGGTTTGTATCAAGCTGGTATGATTACTTATCACCGAACTGATTCAACGAATTTGTCGAATGAGATTAGAGGTGAAATCAAACAGTATGTTTTGGACAAATATGGCGAAAACTATGTTAAATTGAGGAATTACAATACCAAAACAAAATGTGCACAAGAGGCACATGAGGCCATTCGTCCAACATCTATTACAAGGGAGAATCTTTCAGAAGAGTATGATGATATTCAGAAGAAGATTTACAAATTGATTTGGAAGAGGACGGTTGCCTCTCAAATGACAGAAATGAAATATGAGAGATACACTTTGACGATCAGTGTTTCTGAACGAACTGAACTTTTTATTGCAAATGCTGATAAAGTAATCTTTGATGGTTACACTAAACTTTACAATGATAAGTTCAAGGATGAAGATGACAATCCGGAAGATGAAGAGCCTGAGAATAAGTATTTCGAGGGCATTAACATTGGTGATGTACTTCAATATACAAAGATTACATCCAACGCTAAGGTAACAAGGCCACCTCCGAGGTACAATGAAGCAACTCTTGTAAAAGAGATGAAGAAATTGGGAATCGGACGGCCTTCAACTTATGCTACGATGGTATCTAAGGTTCAGGAAAGAAAATATGTTGAGAAACGTAATTTCAAGGGAACTAAAATTGAATTGGACAATTTGACTCTGGAAAAGGGGAAGATTACTGAGAAGAAAGTAACTGAGAATATTGGTAAGGAGAATGGAAAGTTGGCTCCAACTAAGTTGGGTAGGGATAAACATAATTTCTTGGAGGAGAATTTCGGAAATATTGTTGATTACCAATACACAGCAAATTTGGAGAGTGAACTTGATCAAGTTGCTAATGGACACAAAGAGTCACTTACTGTTTTAAATGATTTCTATAACTCTTTTCATCCAACGGTTGATAAATTGAGGGAGGAAAAATGTGATATTGTTTTCCAACAACAGTCCAAGAGACTTGTTGGTAAGGATCTTAAAACAGGTAAGAATATTTATGCATATGATGCTAAGTATGGTCCATGTCTTCAGATTGGTGAGGATAATGACAAAGCCAAGCGTTATATTGGTTTGGATAAATATGAGAAGAAATACACAATCGATGGCATCAATGAGATTGAGGCTAATACTATTACACAGTTTCCCAAAAGTTTGGGTGAACATGATGGTAATGAGATTGTTGTGAAAAAGGGTCGAAATGGTTATTATCTTACTCATGGAGGTTCGAATCATTCTATTAAAGCTGAATATGATCAGTTTTTGTCTAAAGAGAATGCGATTGATTGTTTGGCTTCCCAAGGGAATAAGAAGCTTATTAAGTCCTTTGCGAAAGGAAAGATTAACATTCGGGATGTTGGTAATGGACCTTTTATTCAAACTGGTAATAAGTTCATTTCTATTCCAAAAGATAAGGATGCTCACTCTCTTACGGAGGCGGATTGTAGGGAATTGATTAAGAATTATGTACCGAAATCTAAGTACAAGAAGAAGAAAAGATAAAAAAATGATTTTTTTATAATCTTATTTAATTGTTATTTATAAAATTGTATGATCTATATAATTTTATGGTTGATTAAAAGTTTTTTCTTTTTTCGGAAAAAAGAAGAAAAAAGCAAAAACGTAATAAAAGTGTTTTGGAAAAATTATATGAAAAATATCCAGATAAAAAGTGGAATTATATGTATTTAGTTGAGAATCACAATATAAGTATGGAGTTTATTGAAGAACATATTGATAAATTTGATAAAGATAGTATCTTTTGTAGTTATATTCTTAATAATCCGAATCTTACATTTGATTTTGTAAAAAAATACAAAAAGTATTTTATTAAATATCACAAAAGGTGTCTTTATTCATGTTGTACATTTACTAAATTAATGGAATTATTTGGTGTGGATCCTATTTATGAACTTTTTGATTTACATAATGATATTTATTTTAAGAAAGATATATTCATGAATTACAAACTCTTCAAAAGTTATGAGAATTTATCATTAGAATGGATTGAACAGAATACTAATGGTATTTTGAAATTAGAATATGATAATGAATGCCCAATGTTTCCAACATGGAAAAATATATCAAAACATCCAATAGTTACCATGAATTTCATTGAGAAACATATTGATTATCCTTGGGACTTTTGTTATGTAAGCAAAAATCCTAATTTGACTCTTGATTTTTTTGAAAAATACAAAAATAGTAAAGTATTTAATTGTGGCATTGATAGTATACCGGACAATCAAAATTTTTCAATTGAATGGATAAAAAGGAATACAGATTGTAATTGGGTTTTAAGCATTGTATCTTCAAGAAAAAATATAACAATAAAGGATTTAGAAGATAATAAAGAGATATTTCTTGAATCTTTTAAAAATTGTTTTGGAGTTATATGTAATCCAAATTTAACAATTGAGAAATTCTTGGAACACCAGGATTTACTTTTCAAAAATTCAACATATGCATTTTGCTTTTTATGTCGTAGTCCAAGTATAAAAATGAAAGACATCGAGGAACATGCTGAATTACCATGGGATTTTATAGAAATTTCTGAAAATCAAAATATTACTATTGAATTTATCGAAAAGAATATTAATAAAATTGATTTTAAAGGGTTATCAAAAAATAAATTTATTCTTGAAAACAGAAAATATGAAAGATTAAGGTCTCTTAATATTTTGAAACAAACCAAAAAACTTTCAATAGATATTGAAAGAAAAATTGTAGAGGATTATTTTTGATTTACGTCAATTAGTTATTTATAAAATAAGAAATTAACATATATTATTTATGTTACGCGATAGATTGAAAAAAAGAGAAGCGAACAAATATAGAACAAAAATGGACAAAGATCGTTCCAAAATAAGAAGTATTTTAAGCAAAGATAATATAGATTGTCTCAAAAAATTAGAAGGATTTTATATCAACGAATTAACCAATAAAATAGGAACAATTAATGTTAAATTAAAAACAGGATCAAAACTGTATCCTCTTGAAGAAGCAATAAGAGTAAATGCTCGGAAGTGTTTCAAATATATGATGGAGTTAGATATATTTGATTTGAATAAAGAGGATTGTAATCTTCTTGATTATGCAATAGAGAGAGATGAAAATTATTATATTGACACTCTCTTGAAATTTAATTTGGATGTAAACAGTGTAAATAGTGAAAAAGTTATAAAGAAATTAGCAAATAGAGTAAAAGGTAATGATTTATATTATTTTGAAACCTTGTTGGTGAATGAAAAGTTTGATGAATCAGCTTTTAATAGGTATAAATTTACAATGTCTAAAGAGGCGTATGATTTGGTTGATGATCTTGAGATAGAGTATAATAAGGATAGAGTGTTGATAACGGCGATGGCAAATAATAACAATGAAATTGTTAATAGTATGTTGAAGAAAGGTGCTGATATTAATGGAAAGGTAAAAGATGTCTATTATATAGGTTGTGAGAAACCTTTTTATGGTTATAATAATGATTATGAGAGTAAACAAGAGTATGATTATTTTACTACACCGTTGATATATGCATGTTTCAAAAATAAACATAAATTTATTAAATACCTTTTGGAAAAAGGCGCAGATCCGTCTAAAATGGGATATGTTTATTATAGTGATAGTTGTCAATATGTGAAATTATCTCCATTCAGTGCTTATCTGTTTGGAAAGTACAAGAAGTTCGCGAATCATAATGTTGATCATGATATTTCTATTTTGAAGTTGTTTAAGAGTAAAGATGTGAATTTAACAACAAGAATTTATTTCGAATATCGTACAACGTCTACAATGGATTTTTTTACAAAAATGTATAATACAGAAGCACTTGCCTTTTTGGAAAAGGAGTGTGGAATGCAACTTAATAAAGATCATTTATTTAATCTTTTGGACATGTGTACACTTTGTAATTTGATAAGGGATAAGCCGGAAGTAAGATATAGATTCATTGATTATTTAATTGAAAAACTTGGTGTACAATCTTTTTTGATGAGAATGAACAGTGTTTATTTGATAAATCATATTAAAAATTATGGTTATAGTATTGTAACTGAGTTGATACAAAGATGTAAATTTGATTTGGTGAAAGAGTTTGTGAATAATGGTGTAAAATTAAAGAATCATTTACCGATAAGGGATACGCTGACCAAGGAGACTCACACTTTTATTGTTAAGAATCTTACACCAGAAGAGTATGATATCTATAAAGAGAACAATGTTCTCTTTTGAACTCTCTTTTACTTCGAAAATTTTATAAACTCTCTTTTACTTCGAAAAATTTGAACTCTCTTTTACTTCGAAAATTTTATAAAGAGAACAATGTTCTCTTTTGAACTCTCTTTTACTTCGAAAATTTTATAAACTCTCTTTTACTTCGAAAAAAAAAAATGATTTTAATTTAATTATGATGAATAATAATGGGTAAATATTATGTCACCAATAGAATATTTTATGAAAATGTTTCCAGAGAGAATTGATAATTCGTTTATGTACACCTTAATACGAGAATATCCACAATATTGTAAATCTTATATGATTTTTGATAATTTAGATAAAATAAGTAATTACATTAAGAAATATATTTCTTCTCTTGGTTGTATAACAGAGCAAGATATTATTGATCATCCAGAATTTGAATGGGATTTTAAGAGATTATCGAGAAAAAGAAATTTGGGAATCAATATTATAAAGAGATACCCGAATAAAAACTGGTGTTGGTTTGAAATATCAAGATATTTTAACATATCTTTATGTGATGTTGATGAAAATCCAGATTTTAATTGGTCTTATCAATATTTAAGTGAAAATAAACATATATCTATTTATGAAATCGTTTCATTGAAGAAACGGAATTGGAATTGGGAAACGGTATCTGATAGAAATGATATTACTGTAGAGATTATTAATAGTAATCCTGAAATAAAGTGGGATTGGCAATCTCTTTCGAGAAACATGAAAATCCCCTTTTCTGATATTAACGCGAACATAGATAAACCTTGGGATTTTTGGGTTTTATCCCAAAGGGGTGATTTGGATATGGAATTTGTTGAATCAACATTTAATAAATATAAATGGGAATGGCATTTGGTTACAAAAAACAAGAATATGAATATTTCTTTGTTGAAGAAAATTGTGAAACATCATCACGACGTAGATTGGTTTTATGTTTCATCAAATCTAAATATAACTCTTGATGAAATATCAGCAAATTCCGATTTCAATTGGACTTGGAAGTATGTTGGTTATCGAGATGATATTACATATGATTTTGTTATGAAATATAAAGATAAGCCATTTTCATGGGCTTTTATGTCTCAAAAATCGGCATTTACAATGGAAATGATTGTAAATGAACCTTTTAAGGGTAGATATGACCCTGAATATATATCGCGTAATCCAAATATTAATAAAAATATTATTAAATATGGTCCAATTAAAGATTGGCATTGGTTTATTCTTTCGGAAAATCCATCACTTAATATTGATATTATTTTGGACAATTTGGATAAAAAATGGAATTGGCATTCAGTTTCTGCTAATAACGGTATTAAGTGGGAAGATGTTGTAGCGAATCCTGATGTACCATGGAATTGGTGGGGTTTATCAAGAAATTGTAACATTACAGCACAAATTATTGAAGATAATCCAGACAAACCTTGGAAATGGCATTGGTTGGTACAACGTTGTGATTTATCGCCAGAATTTTACATCAAAAATATTGATAATTTTTCTCTTTCATCACTTATTCAAAATGATTTTAGAGATTTTTTAGATTATTTTGAAAAGAAAAATTGAATAATTTATTTTTTGGATACTTGGAGATTATTATAAAATATGAATCAAAATTTAATGAGATTAAACATTTCTGATTATCCAAAAATGCAAAAATTTTTATCAAAACCGGAAGAACTAAAAGTTGGCGATTTTTTGGATGATAATGGTTTTCAAGCTAGATATTGTGGTAATAAACAGTTTACATTTGTTATTCCAACTGTTCTATTTCCTCTTTACACGAAAGATCAGTGGAAAAAACTTCTTGAAGACGGTTCTGAAGACAGTTCTGAAGACAGTTCTGAAGACGATTCTGAAGACGGTTCTGAAGACAGTTCTGAAGACGATTCTGAAGACGGTTCTGAAGACAGTTCTGAAGACGATTCTGAAGACGATTCTGAAGACGATTCTGAAGACGATTCTGAAGACGATTCTGAAGACGGTTCTGAAGACGAAACGAAAATTCCTCATTTCAGTGTACCATTATTTACACCACAAACCGAAGAAAATAATATTGATTTGAAAAAGGTTTTTGAAGACATTGATAATCACTTATTTGATCAAATTGAGAAAAATAAAGATAAATTTTTTGATGTCAAAAAAAAAATAATCTTTTATAATTTATATGATATATAGAACGCGTTTAATGGTTTTATATACACATTTTATAATAGTTATTGAACCTGTAATAGAGTTCATTTATTGTTATTACAAAAAAAATGAATTTAATTTTGGTTGTATGCAGATAGATTATAATGAAACATGTCACTTAAAAGATTTCGTGTATTGATTTCGGAAAAAAATAGACTCCTGTTGGAAATGGATAAATTATCTAAACAAGAAGAAGAATTATCTTTAAAATTAAATAGGGTAGATGAATGGGAATATTATGATCCAGAATATTCACTATTTTGGAATGGTGATATTTCAGATGGTTGTTGGTATGAAGGTATTGATACAATAGATGATCTTAAAAAATATGTTGAAGTTATCAAAGATCAAATTAATATTTTTTCTGGATTAAAAAAAAATCGTAAGCGTACGGCTGAGGGAAGGTTTAAATTGATAGATGTTGTGAAAAAATATGATATTGAAGGTTTTCTTGAATTTTATGGATCACTACTCAAAATATACGAAGCACATTTTGAATTGAGAGATAAAATAAAACAAAATGAAGCAGCATATACAAAAGTTAAGAAGGAACTTGAAAAAATCAATAAAGAATTTGAGAATAATCTTCGTGAAAAGTTAAAAGACCAAATTAATGACAAAGTTGTTGATTTAATTATTAAATATGACTCTAACTCATGTGGTAGGTTAGATGGTGTTTATATCGGTTATGATTATATTCTTGAAGATGATGATAAAATGTGGGTTCAATACTATAAAAATATGAATAAAGGTCCGGTATTGGAACATTCAATGGATTTCTGTGGTCGTAGAGGGGTAACCACCCCAGAAAATGAAGGTAAAGAAGGTACTGATTGGAATAAATTACTTTCCCGTATTCATGAACTTTTGACCATTGATAATTGGTTCCGTATTGATTCTGAATAAAAAATATTATAATAAATTTTTCACTTAAACTTGATAGAAATTGGATAGGAAATCATTGGACCACCTACCATTCCATCATCGTAGACATGATATGCTTCAATTCCAAGTTTTTCAAGAATATCTTTGACTTTCATTTCGCCTTGAATATCTTCTGTCCATTTGCAGGTTCCACCACAATAAGTGTATTCATAGTTATCACTGTATCTACGGAAAATATATTTGTTGCAATATTCAACATCAACCATAAAAATAAACATTTTCTTATCTGTTTCAATTTTAATGATTTGTTCGAGGAAAGTTTCTCTATCAAACTTACCTTCAATAGGTAAAAGTTCACTTTCATCAACTTTTGTGATTTTTTGTACAACAAACATAATCCGACCAGACCAACCCTTGTCTTGATAATTTGTTTCTTGAAGACCCAAAGCTTTAAGAAGTCTTTTACCGGTTACAACATTATCTATCCATACTGGATCTACAAGTTTGTAATCAACCGTTCCGTAATAACCACAAGTATCTATATCTCCATTATATGTAGACCATCTGAAAAATTCCACGCGATAGGTACAATCTTCAACCAAAAAAGTTTGGCCAAGCCAGTCATCTGTGTAACGGTCTTTGCCTTTAGTTTTTTCTTTTTTAGAAGACATATTTAACATTGTTTTTTTATCAAGTTAAAAAATAAAAAATCATTTTTTTTCGAAAGAATTTAAAAAATATTTTATTATAATATAATAGATGAATAAAGATACAATCGTTAATGGTTTGGCTGATGGTGCATCAGCTTTATTTGGGTCGGTAAGTAGTTTATGGACCGAAACTGAACAAAATAAAGGATTAATGTCGAGTAAAGACATCCTCAATGTTGGTGCAATTCTTCAAAGTATTTTTCAAGAGGGTCGTGATAGTATAGAGATACCAAGAATTGTGACAGTAGGTAGTCAAAGTTCTGGTAAAAGTTCATTGCTTAATGGTATTTTATCATTTGATCTCCTTCCAACAGGTAAGAATATGGTAACTCGTACTCCACTTCATTTAGAGTTAATTCCAAAGGAGAATAGTGAGAATATTGCGGAATTTGGTAGATATATTGGAGGATCTTGGGAATCATCAAAACAACTTTCTTTCTCTCTTCCAAATCCAACGGAGGAGGAACAAAAGGAGATTGTTAGTACAATTGAGAAGATGACTGTTAATATTGTTGGAAACAATTCTAATATTAGTGACATTCCAATTCATTTGAAGATTTATTCTAAGGACATCCCCAACTTAACTCTTATTGATCTTCCAGGTTTAACAATGGTTGCTTGTACAGATCGCGGGCAACCAAAAGATATCAAGGATAAGATTAGAGCTTTGGTTGGTAAGTATATTAAGAGTGAGAGTACAATTATTTTGGCGGTTATGCCAGCTAGAACAGATATCGAGGCGGATATTGCGTTGGAACTTATTAAACAATATGATCCAAATGGTGACAGAACTGTTGGTGTGTTGACAAAGGTTGATTTGATGAATGATAATACAGACATTATTGATTATTTGAAGAATAATGTGTCGAAAGATCTTCAACTTAATTATGGCTATTATGCTGTTAGGAATAGAACAACAAGTGAGACTAAAACAATGAGTGCCATCGAGGGTTTCCGGGTTGAGAAGGAGTATTTCAAGAAGCATCCAACTTATGGGCAGTTGTTGGATGATAGTAGATTGGGTATTCCGAATATGACGACTAGTATCAGTAATATTTTGGTGAATAAGATTAAGGAGTCTTTGCCATTTGTTTTGGGACAGATTAATCAGAGGTTACAGGAGATAAGTGATGAGTTGATTGAGATGGGTACAACGTTACCAGAGAATAGTGAAGGCAAACATGCTTTGGTTCATTCTTTGGTGAACTATTTTAATAAGAATTTTGTGTCTGTTATTGAGGATAGGGGAAAGAGTATTAATACTGGGCGTAATATTAAGGATATATTTGTTCAATATAGGTTGTCACTTACTGAGATGAATCCTTTTAATGAGTATGAGAATAATAAACAGTACATAGGTGAGTGTATTAGAAATTGTGAGGGTAATCATATGACTTTTCCTTCGCCACCTATTGAGGTTTTGGAGAAGTGTTTAACAGATCCTTCGAAAGATCCAATTCACACTTTGGTTGAGCCTTCTAAGAAGTGTTGTAAGGATATTTGTAGTGAGTTGCTTACACTAATTGATGAGCTTCTTAAAACGAAGAGGTTATCAAGGTTTCCAAATTTAATAAAGAAGATTAAGAATGAGATAACTACTGATATTATAACAAGGAATATTAAGGTGACAAATGAGAAAATTGATGAGTTGTTTAAGACAGAGGAAAATTATATTTGGACTGATGACAAGATTTTCAGGGATGCTTTGAATACTTTATCAACTAAGAATTTGTCAAATGACGCTAGTGATTCTAGTGTTAAACAGATGAATATGTTGTTGAAGTTGTATTATGATACTATTGTGGAGAATATTAAGAACAATGTGCCAAAGATTGTTATGTATTTCTTGGTTAAAAAGATGGAAGATGAGATTAATTTGAATTTTTATGAAAAAGTTATGGCAGAATCTATTGATGATCTTTTGGAAGAGGAGGGTAATATTTCTTTGAAGAGGAAGGAATTGAGAAATGAGAGAGATAGGTTGATAACTGCAAAGGAGTCTATTAATAGTATTTTATAATAAACACGGTGTGTTGATTGATTATTGTTAAGAATGATCAAACATAATCCTTAGTGACGGTTTAATCTTTTTAGCCGCAAGATCTTCGGAAATATATTCAAACATCTTGTTTTCTTCTTCTGTTGGAGAGAAATAATCATAATCAAATTCAATAAAAGTGCCTAAACATTTTTCTTTGATAATATCTTTTTCTCTTTCAAAAGGAATTTTGTTCCTTTTCATTTTAAATATATTTTTTAAACACGAAGTGTTTACAGTTTTAAACACAAAGTGTTTTTAACCTAATATTGAAAAACGGTCAGAAAGAACGTGTATTTTTGCTTTTTGTGTTTTATCTGTTAAATCATTCATAATTTGACCCAACATGTAAAAATCATCGATCGTACCCATAAAATGGTTAATTTCGAAGGAGAAATCACCGAAATATTCGTAAAATTCTCTGATAGTATTCTTTTTAAGTCCAATAACAATTGATTCGAAATCGGTTACGTGTCTAAACTCTTCATCAATTGTATAGATGAAGAGTTTATTGTACCATTTTGGATATTTTTTTTTGAAAAAATCATGAACAAAATTTTCGTTGCCTTCAGTAAAGAATTTTTCAGAATAATATTCTTTTTTGATGTCATTTATGTTAATTTTAATACCTAAAGTTATGATAACGTTGCTGTAATTTCCCATTTATTTATTATGAACAAGACTTTTTTAACTGATATTTATAAATTCATTTTTTTTTTCAAAATAAAAGTAGAATTACTGAAACGTTGTCAGGCTTGTTCTTCCACATCTGACTCAATAGACGCTTGTTGCGCTGCGTAAAATGCTGCTCGACGTTCAGCAATGTAATTTGCTCGACGCTCTGTCTCCAGTTGTTCAAACTCTTCAAAAGTCAAACCGTGGTCTGGATGGAAACAATGATGACGAAAACCCAATGAAAAACGAAGATTTTCAAGGTCCTTCAGTTCGTCGTCACTGATTTGCTGGTTAAAAACATCATGGTCATGCTCGGCCATATTTGGTATATGGACGAAAATATATCTAAGAATTTTTGTGTCAATTTTACGGGGGCATTCATCCCCCGTTAACCCCCCTTCTCCGCCTGCGCGGATAGGTTGTAACCAGTTTATAACCAATCCACAACCCATACATTCACGTTTGCTATAACCAATCCATAACCAGTTTGACCAGCCGAAGGCTGAGCGTAGAGTTCATAAGAGAGAGGCCCTCTCTCTTAGGATGGCTTAACAACAACTCCATGCCATAAACCGCAGCACTCCCAGTGTATTTTAGCGTACTCATCCTTCTCTTCTTGGGAAATATCTGCAAAGTACTCTCTCAAGTTCTTATAACCATATGCCCAGAATGAGGGTTTTCCATTAAAATGACTGTGTCTGTTTGGTAAATCGGAGCTTCTATAAACATGAATATTCTTTGCTTTATAAATCTCATACAAATTATCCCATACACTACTCAATCCAACTTTCTCAAATCCCTCAGACAAAGAAGCAATAGATTTCCTCAAAATATTACCTTTATTCCATACAACATTATCATTCTTATCAACACCTAAAACTAAAATTCTCAATTTCTTTGCTCTCAATGGTACAAATTTAGTCGGATCAAACAAAGCATCTTTCAACTCTACGAAACCAAGTTTGTTAACATCACTGATGACAACAGAAACATGATTTCTAGTCAAACCCTCACCAAATAATCTCCTGAACTCACTCATCTCATTCACAACAACCATTTTGTCAACTAATTCCATAGCTAATGCTCTATGTTCATCTTTACCTTTCTGTGTCAATCTTGATCTATATTCATCGAAATATTGTTTCCCGATATAATCTCTAATCATCTTATCCATTGCTTCGAAACTTCCACAATCTTGAATCTTCATTCTACCTCTATTTCCTGGTTTATCTGTTTGACCATCACTCAATCCTACAACTCTATCAACTTTCGTACTAAATAAGAAAGACTGAACAATACAGTACAGCTTGAAAGTACGTAAATCGAAATCAATTCCCAATCTCTCACAGATCTCATTATCAGTAAAACCATTCATTGCCAAAGTTTTATCATTTTGTCCACCTAAACTATTTCTGATATACTCTGGAATAGTAACAATATTGTCTAACCAGTGTACCTTACCAATCAATTCATTATACAACTCAACATCTAAGTGTGTCTCATTGTAAAATTCTGGGTTCTCTTTTGTCTCAAAGAATGGTGGTAACTCTGTGCCATACTTCTCAAAATTAATTCCCAATAACCTATCCAATAAAGCTTTCCTTTTGATGTAACAATCACTATCACTTCTGTATAACTTCCTCATAACTTGATGGGTCTCAAAACTGAACAATGCCCTCAAAATATTCGGAATATATTTTGCCCTATAAGCTTCCCCATTTTCAGTGTCCAATTCCAATTGAACAATATTGATCAATGGGGAAATCATATTAGTTACTCCATTATTACTAATGTAATATGACAACTTATTCTCCTTTTCATAATCAGTTGGCTCATCAATAATGTCAACAACATAATCAAAGATTCCGTTAACTGAGGTTTTGTATGTAGTAATAAATTTACTCAAAATATCAACATTAATTTCTGTTCTAGCACCATCAGTAATTGTTCTTGTTAAATTATATAAACCACCAACAATGAGATATTTGTAAGTGTGTGGAACATCAACTATGATCCTACGAACACCCAAACTTGCAGTATACTCTAACAAAATTGGTGCATACTTCATTAAAAATTGTTGGATTCTGTCATCATCATAAAATGGTACGGTATTTATGATCTCTTTATTAGTGAAAACATCACACAAAGTATCACCGAATTCTTTAACCATAATAACATCAGACATACTGACACAAGTACCCATTAATAATTCCGTAACATGGTAAACTTTTGGATCAGGATAATCACCAACTTGGGCAACACAGGGTACACCAACAATATTGATCAATTTCAATACATCCAAAGCACTTACATGTTCGATTGTTCCACAACTATCAACTAATTGGCAAACTGCACGGATACCACCAAGGGTAGTCTCTTGACTGTAGAAAGATGTGTAATGTGTACTATCATCAATATCGTCTAACTCATGAACATGTTCAGCCATTCTTTTAACCTCTCTTTTGGCGACTTCATCGAAGTTCAAACCAGTTTTCAAAGCACGTTTGGCTAACTGTTTAGAGTTACTTGATATCTCAACACTACGCAAATAAGCAGCTTGTTGAGCAGAGTTCAACATGGATACTTTATTGTCATTAGCAATCTCAGACATCTTCATAGATACTGAACGGTTCTTCTTTCCGATTAAATCTCTGAAAAATTTCAATCTTGATTGAAGACCTTTGTTCTTGAGTAAATCAACAGCATCTGGTTCATTCATTGCGAAATTCTTCTCTAACTCTTCGAAGTAACGAACAATACTTCCAATCTCATTTTGAGCTTCACTTGTTCCAAGAATTTTCAAAACACGGAGTCTCTTCATGAAATATGTAACTTTGTCTTTCAAAATTGAGTTATAAGAGTCGAAACCCAATCTCTCTTTGTGTACAACTTCCACCTCATATTCATGTTCTTTACCATCAACATTCATTGTTAAAACAACCTTATCACCATCTCTTGGCAAACGTTTCAACCAGAAAGTATTAACACCTTTTGTCAAGTTAAGATAAGCTGATGTGGAACTCCATGGAGCTTGAAGCAATGTATTGTAACCATCGCTACTTTGAACCTTAATTCTACGAAGGGAACCTAAGTTATCTTTCATAGTTGAGGAAATGATATCAGAAACTGCTTCGTCAGAATAACCAAATTCAGCCATATTGACATCTACCAATTGTGAATCACTCTCGGTATTAAACTGAAGAACACTGGACAAACCTTTGGTGTCTGGTTGTGAAGAAGATGTGAAAAGGCGAATAGCTGATGAACTGATAACATAGTTCGACTTTTTCAAAACATTGGCAAGTGATGTTGATGCATTAACAGTTTCCCTCTGGTCGTGTAAAGCACCATCAGAAATAGAAAGAATTCTAAACTGACTGTTTTTTGATGAACTGATAATATTTCTTAAATTATAAATAGCTGGTGTCATGTAGGTTGCTCCTTCATAACTTTTTGAACTAATTTTCATTTGTCTCAAACTCATATCAAGTACTCTTGATTGATTGCTGAATGTAATAATTTTTACTCTATCATCCAAACCATAACCCAAATTGGCCAAAGCATTTGGAAGATATTTTGTAATTGTTCTATTAACAGCTGATCCCATTGAGGCTGAAACATCCAAAATAACGATCGTTTCAACATCACTGATATTACAAGATTTCTTACTTTGGACTCTTCCAGAATCAAAATAATTAACTGGTTTGTCGTTCTTATGATCAACCTCCGATACAGGCAACACGTCGTCAACTTGAATTTGCCCTATAAACAGAGCAGCTCCTGTTGGATATATATTTAGAATTCCGCTCATAATGATTGATAACAATAAAATTCTTTTCAAGTATTTTTTATATACAGCTTTTGGAATTACAACAAAAATAAAATTCCAAAAACAACTTAAAGAAATATCCAATAAATAAATTGTTGGGAATATAATTTCCAGTGGAAAACTCACAGTTTTTCCACGAAGGTTCCATAGTCACATGGAACACAAGGTTCCATGGTGTAATGGTAACATTTCAGCATCACACGCTGTAGTTGCACAGTTCAATTCTGGCTGGAATCACGAACGTAATCGTTCAAAAGGTCTCATAGTGAAATGGTTATCACATTGGCATGCAGAACGCTGAAATTGCACAGTTCAATTCTGGCTGAGATCTTATTTAAAGTAAAGACTTCATGGTGTAAAGGTTAACACTTATTTGTATCTCACATAAAGTTGCACAGTTCGATTCTGGCTGAAGTCATAAAGGTCTCATAGTGAAATGGTCATCACATTAGCATCCAACGCTGAAATTGCGCAGTTCAATTCTGGCTGAGATCGTACGCTCAATAGTATAATGGTTAATACATCTGCCTGCCACGCAGAAGTCGCACAGTTCAATTCTGGCTTGAGTGATTTTTTGGGGTTGTAAAAGTTAAAAACAAAAATACTTAAAAATAAATTTATATATAGAATTTGTATAAAGGAGTAGTATGTTTTTTTCTACAAGGATATTATACATCATTAATTATAACATATTTACTTGAGTATGGAATTGGAGTACAACCTTGTAAGTTATAATTTTATTTAACAATTAATATGGGATTTTCCGCTTTTATCCCTTAAGAAAAGTGATAGTTTAAAGTAGGCAAGTATGTTTTGTTATAATATTTATAAAATGTATAATTGTCATTTAACTTTTATACACTTTTAAATAGCGGTTAGCCCTTTTCCTAAAAGGATTGACACCTTTGATAAAAAATTGATTTTAATTTTATTAAAAATGGGAAATATTTTTAATAAAATATGTCATTAAAGAAGCGTCAACGTAGAGAAGAATCTTTTCAAAGTTTCATTGAAAAGATTAATGATGGTGGTCAATCGAGAAATGATTGGAAAACTCGTGCAATTATTACACTTGAACCTGTTTACAAGAATGTTTACATTTCAAATTTGGAGGCTATTAAACAGTTAACAAAGGTGAATAAAAATAACAATTATGTTGTTTTGAGTGTTCAAACAGAAGAGGGTGTAGATGATGATAGAGTTGATAATTCAATTAAGATTGATGATTCTATGGTTGTTGATCAAGAAGAATTTGATATATTTATGAAAAATGCGGTAGAAAAACTTACAGAAATGGCTAAGAAAAATGAGTGGGTTGTAGTGAATTGTAAGGCAGGAATTAATCGAAGTTCAGCAGTTGTTGTTGGGTGGATGATATCTGAATATAAAATGAGTTACAGAAAGGCACTTTCTATTTTGAAGAAGAAGAAAGCAGAAGCGGCTAGATTTTTTCAATTCAAAAATAGGTATCAAAGTTTTAAACAAGGAAGTACACTAGACAAATTCAGTTGGCCAGCTTTGTACGGTGATAGTACTGAGAAACTAGTTAAAGCTTTACAATTTTTGCTAAAAAAAAAAGTATATAACCAGTAAACTTTTTTGACAATACTTTTTTTCAAAAAAAGTATATAACCAGTAAACTTTTTTGACAATACTTTTTTTCAAAAAAAGTATATACTTAAAGATAATTATACCCGTTATAACATAATGAATCATAATGAATTTTCGTTAAATTTAGTTAAAGATCGTTTAGTCAAAACAGTGGGTTGGACGGATGATTTTGTAGAAAGAGTAACAGATGAATATATTAAGTTTATTAGGTTGAAGTTGATATATTCGGAGGATGTTGATGAAATGAGTCCATCTGATGCCATTGACATGTTCTGGCATCAACATATATTGGATACAAAAAATTATGATGATTTTTGTCATTATTTAGGTGGAAATTTAGTTCATCATAACCCTTACGCTTATTATAATCAGAATGAGAGGGTTGTTAGGATAAAAAAAACAATAACTGCATATAAAACTATTTTCGAGGAGGATCCACCTATTGATATATGGAGATTTAAGGTGGAATCGTCATCTCCAATATTGGGAAATAAAAAATTGAGTAATTCATTTTCTAATTTGAAGAATTTATTGTTTGGAAATAAAAAGGTTAATTATAGAATTGTTTTCATTGATGCTGAAGATAGTGATGCGAGGAGTTTATTCAGATCATATAAGAGTGTTTTTCGACAAAACAAAGACGTTATTGATAGTATGGTTTTGGATGAAGAGAATCAAACCTTTTACGATTTGGGTGTGAATTGTATGAAAACTTATGGACAAGGAGGAGCCAGTGCGGTTACTATTTTTACATGTGATGATAATTATAATTTGTTAGAGGAGATGGTAACAGAGTATGAATTCAATTTGTCATTTTATGGCAGACGTGATAAGAAAAAGATTAAAATGCTTGGTGGAGAGAAATGTGTAATCTTTATTTATGGAAGTCGAATGGGATGCTAACAAAGAGAGAGTGCCTCTCTCTTTTGAACTCTACGCTCCACCTTCCTCCGGTCGGTGGGTACAAATTGGTTATAAAGATTATACGTTTTATAACCAATTTGACCAGTTTTGAAGTCTTTATACTACAAGTTGTTATTGAATTGGTTATAAAGATTATACGTTTTATAACCAATTTGACCAGTTTTGAAGTCTTTATACTACAAGTTGTTATTGAATTGGTTATAAAGATTATACGTTTTATAACCAATTTGTACCCACCGACCGAAGGGAGGCGGAGCGTAGAGTTCAAAAGAGAGAGGCACTCTCTCTTTGCTCTTTTTAAAAATTGATTTTTATTTTTTATACATTGTGTAAATATATATTAAACATGTCTTACACAACTCTTTTTAGTGAATACACCTCAAATTTTAATAAAATTTCAGGAGATTATGACAAACTTGTAGCTGAAGCACATAAAAAAAAAGAAGATGTAAATAAGGAATTCAAAAAGAAGTTCCAGGATCAATTGAAATCGGATTATGAGGAATTGAAGAAAACTCATGATGTTATTGATGATGTCATGAAAGACGCAATTACCGATTTTAATCTTGATCAAACTGAAGAATTTGAGGTGAAACACATGTTTGACGTCAAAAGTTTAAAATATGTTGAACCTGTTGAATTTGTGAACAGATATATTGTTCAGAATAAGCAAATTCAAATGATGAAGGTACCACCTTACAATGCATATTATGTAAATATTCAACTTATTGTTGATAATTATATGAATATTTATATTCCTTCTTTGAAGTTGTATATTGTAAATAGTTATATTTCATTTAGCAAATTTTGTTTGAGTAATGTAAATATTTTGTCAAATGGTGCTTTTTATTTTGATGTCAAAGATTATGAATCAATTTGTCAATATCTTATGCCGGCTAAATATCACAAAAAATATGTGAGAAAAAAAAGAATGGCGATTTTTTTGGAAAAAATTGGAATCACAAAGAATTTGACAAGTTTGAGGAATTTTTCTTTGCTCGAAAAAAAATTTGTAGAAGCTATAAATATGATTAAGGAAACAAAGCAGAAGTTGAAAAACGTTCGCGAAACAATTACCAAACAATAAATGTAATTTATAAAAGATAAAATCTAAGTAAAATTATTATGAATGAAAAATAGAAATGGGGTGAATGGGGTTCAAGAATATTGTACGCATTAATTATTTTTTCTTTTAGTATAAGCACGTTGATAACGATTCATATAGAGGACGACGATTATACAGATAAGGAGAAAATTGCAATTACATGTAATTTCATCGGATTTACATTATTGCTTATATTTAAGATTAGATCGAAATGGATATTTGGTGTTATTTTAACTGTTATTTTGTTAGTATTATCGTGTTATAGAATTCTTAATTGTTATCACATTATATAAAAATGTATGAATCTATATATGTTGAAATACGAAGCGGAAGCGTTATATTTATCAATTGGTGTTTTTTTTTGCAATAAGCACTCTAGTAACAATTCATACAGAAGATAATATTTATACGTTTAATGAGAAAATGTCTCTCGTTTTTAGTTTAATTGGATTCATTTTAATTATAATATTTCAGATCAAGGAGAAATGGGTATTTGGTGTTATTATCAATTTAATTCTTATGTCCTTATTATTATACCGCATATTGAATTGCTACCAATTAATTTAACAAAATTCATCCACCTGTAACGCCATAAGGTAGCAAAACCTTTCTCAGATGATATTCCATGTTCTATAAAAAAGTGAAAAAAAAATCACAATATACTTATAAACATTTATATAATACACAATAAAACAATAAATGCCGTATCTTACTGAATCTTTAAAAAATATCAAAACTGATTGGAAAGATGTTGTTACATCTTACGATTTTACAAAGTTGAACGAGTTTTTGGATAAAGAGTATGCTCTTTATGGTGATGATGTTCCTATTTTTCCTCCAAAACCTCTTATTTTTAATTGTTTTAATTTCTTTGACGTGAAAGGTACACGAGTTGTTATTTTAGGTCAGGATCCCTATATTAAAGAGGGAGAAGCTATGGGTTTATCATTCTCTGTTCCTGAGGGAAAAAGAGTGCCACCATCATTAAGGAATGTAATTAAGGAGATTAATCAGTCATTGAATAAGGATAAGTCTTTAAAGGAAGGAGATTTAACTTCATGGGCTGAGCAGGGTGTTCTTTTGTTGAATACTGCTTTGACTGTACGTATGGGTAAATCTAATTCTCATGGTAAATCCAAGTTATGGGATGGTTTTACAAAGATGATTTTGAATCATATTAATGAGAATTGTGAAAATGTTGTATTTATGTTGTGGGGAAATCATGCTATGTATTATGAAAGGTATATTAATACTGATAAACATACAGTTTTAAAATGTGGACATCCATCACCATTAAATCGATCAAATCCATTTTTGGGCAATTGTCATTTTGTTGAGTGTAACAAAAAACTTAGCGAAAATAATCTCCCTGAAATCAACTGGTAACAAAGAGAGATTGTATCTCTCTTTTGTCTGCCCTCTTCTGTAGGAAGAGGGCGATCGGCTTCACCGAACTCTACGCTCCGGCTCGACACTGCGTGTCGACCGGGTTAAATTGGTTATAAATTTTTCTAAGTTTTTATAACCAATCTATAACCAATTTGACCCGGTGACCGGCGAGGGAGTTGGAGCGGGGGCAGCATGCCCCTGCAAAAAAAGTGATACAAAAAATATTTTGTTTTTTTATAACTGTATTTTGATTGGCTCTGTTGTGGCGTATACAGCTTTAAAATGAAAGGACCAAACACGTTACCTTTCCATAGATGTGATCATGTTTATATCTATGAACGTTAAGTTGTACATGTGACAATATCCGACTCTGATGTATGCATCAGTTTTAGGGTAAGAACATTTTGACCTTGCCAGTTTTGGGACCAGTTGCAATTTTGTAACAGGTTCCCAGCAAAGTCCAACACAGGAAAAATGTCAAGGAAAAAGGTAGCCGTTTGACACACGAGCTATGCCCTCTGGGAGATTGTTTCTTTAGTTCCGAACTTTTCAAAAACAACAAACAAAACTAAGCGCAGCAAGGGCAATGGAAGGAGACACCAAGGCGCCTCATCATCATCATCATCATCATCTGGTGGTGGCGGCGGTGGTGGCGGTGCCAGGGTATCTCAGCCGACCTTGCGGCGCCAAGTCGAATTGGCCGCGGATGCCGTCTGGAGTCGTCTCGAGGAGGCGATTGCCCAGCAGTGCAGCTGCGGTCACCCGTGGATCGACAACCCCAACCTCCTTCGGTGGGCATTTCAGGATCGCACACGTGGGTTTGACATTCGGCCAATCTTGGCCGAGTTCAGCGAACTCACTGGCATCCAACTGTCCGGCGGAGGGAAGGATCTGCAGAGATTCTTTGGGGACCGTCGTGAGCGTGGAAAATTACCGTGCAGGGCGAATGCATGCTTTGACACCAAGCGGATGAAGGACTCCCAGAAGACCGCCCTTAACCGGGCGTTCGATGAGGGGTGTGACGTCTGCAGTGGCGGCTTGATGCGCATCGTCATTTGCTTCAAGCTCATCAGAGACTGGATGTCGGAGTTGAGTGCGGGGCGTGCACTGGAGTACATGATGGCCATGAAGACAGCGCTGGACTACCAGTCCGAGAGGCACAAACGCCCAATCAACGATGGTGACCGTGCTGCTCTGGACTTGCTGTTCCAGTTCTGGAAGATCGGCTGGAGGGTGAAGTGGCAGCCGTTGCCGTACAAGATGGTGTCCAGCAGGACTTCCGCCGAGTACAACGGTCGCAACTTCACCCACTTCGAGAACCGCCTTGTGGAGAACAAGGTGGCGCCAACAAGGATGCCGGAGTGGCATGTCTTGTTCCCACCGCAGACAGTCTGCATGGGAGTTGATGGCGCTGCTCCAACCGACACAGTCGATCTCGGAAGCATGACGAAGCAGAAGCAGAAGCAGCGCAAGCAGCGGAAGTCCAAGCGACGTGTGCGCCGAGCCGTCGACGGCAATGATGCAGACTCGGAGGAGGATGATGATCTGGTCTCGAAGACGTTGGTCCTTGTCGAACAGGATGATTCGGAGGACGAGATGATGGTCGAGGCAGGGTCTCGATTCAATTCTTGTGCCGACGTCCAGAAGGGCAAGCGTCGCGTGGAGCGACATCGGAAGAAGATGATCAACAAACCCGTTGAGAACATGGGGTTAGCCGTTGTGCTTGCTGATGAGCAGGTGAACGGTGGAACTCGGTTCCTCGCTGTCATTGCGCATGGCCCACACAAGGGCTCCCTCGTGGAGTTCCAGTTGAGCATTCATGCCAGTGACGGCGCTCGCGGGCGGAAGGTCAAGACGAAGCGCGGCGGTGGCGCAAGCACCACGAAGTATGGGAGTGCAAGGAAGACCAACCGGAACCACCGTGTTTACGGCGGAACCAAACCTGGTCGACTGATCCCAGTGACTTTCGTGGATGATGCGCAGCCCGTCGACTTCAAAAAGGTGCAGAAGGGCGATGTTCCACTGCACGAGATTAGCTTCAACAGGGCGTTGATGGCCTTTCGGGACAAGACTCTCAACTTTGCTGATCCAGCGAACCCGTTGAAGAACGTGGTACCTGTGATCCGTGAGTTGATGACTGAAGGAGGAGATGATATCTACCGCTGTGATGTGGTGGGTTCCAACTCCGCCTTCGCTCTGTGCGAGATTGAGGCCTTTGTATCGGCAAGCCGTGGGCAAGTCGAGCGGAAGGGGAGTTGGAAGTATCACTACTTCCACGCCCTGACTGACGCAGAGGTCAAGGCTCGCTCAGATGAGGCTGCTCGAATGGCTGGAGCGATGGACGATGGCACAGATGATGACGATAATGACTCTGCTTCGGTGAGACCGTTCAGTTGGTCTGACTCCAGTAGTTCTGGAAGTGATTCCGACTCGAGCAGTGATTCCGACTCTGATTCGAGCAGCGACTCTGACGATGCGTGTCCGTTCACTTTCGAGACCACAGCTGAGCCTTCACAGGTGGAAGCAATCGAGAGCAAGATCACGGCACGTCTTGAGGACGACGGCATGGAACCGATGGCACCCCATGAGGTGGTTGCAGCGATGATGGGTTACGACTCTGACTACTGTGGCCATGGAAGGGGGAACAAGTTCAGTGGTGTCAAGAAGACCGGCGATGCGAAGCGGGCTGCGGCCCAGCTCTTGCAGAACCAGAGTGTCAAGGTCCGCAAGGACAGTGGCAAGAAGACGGATCGCCGTCACCGACATCACCTGTTGGAGATGAAGCGCGAGCGCCTCGGTACTGATCTGTGGGCGCCGTGTGGATTTCCAGAGCAGGAGGCTACTGTGTCTTCCCTTGAGGCGGCGAAGGCAGCAAAGGAGAAGGTGCTGCGTGCGCGAAAGAAGAAGGTTGAGGCGGCGAAGAAGCCCCTTGCCCAGAAGATGACGACGTCTGTGACGCGATGCTCGACCGACACCCGTCCTGTGCAGGAGGGATTCAGTTGGACGAACATCGCGAAGCGGGCGACTGAGTGAGAAAATGGCGTGGGAACGTGTAGAATCCTAAAAAAGAAGGTGCGGTACACCCGCAAGAAAGCAACCCGCTAAGGGAAGCAGAATACAAATGAGGTTACCTTCCTTGGAAACTGAGCTAAAGTAACTGCTCAGATTCCTTGATCCTTAGGTTATACACTAGACCCAGCATTATAATAAATAAAATTGATTTTTTAAATTACATAAATAGTTGGTGATATTATAAAAGTATGAAAATTAAATTTACTAATTTAGACATTTTTACAGAAGTGAAAAACTTACAAAAATTTTTGGATTATAGATTGATTAATATCTTTGAATTAAGTTCAAAAATTTTTATCTTAAAACTTACGAATAAAATTGAGAAAGTTTTCATCAAACTTGTTTCTGGATTCAGATTTCACACAATTGATGACAAGCCTGTTGATTGTAAACAGATGCCAAACACATTTGTTCAAAAGATGCGTAAGCATATGAACAATAAGCGTCTGATTACAATCACACAATATGGATTGGATCGCATTGTTGATTTCCAATTTGGAGAAAATGAGTATGCGTACCATATTATCCTCGAGATTTACTCAACAGGAAACGTGATTTTAACAGATCATGAGTACAAGATTCTATCTCTCCAGAGACGATACAAGAGTGATGAACTTGACATAAGTGTTGGTCAAATTTATCCAAAAGAGAAGTTTGAACAAATCAATGTAGAAACTGTTGGACCAAACTTTCTAAAAGTATTTCCTTCAACTGATCTAGAAGAGTTATTGAAAAATTATCAAAATCTTGATTCAATAATCGATAAGGGTTACCGGATCAAACAATCATATTCACCTTTTTCCCAAAAAGTCGAAGGTGAACAAGAATATGATGATTTCGATCTAATGTTGAGAGAATTTTACAAAGATTTTGATGATAATCAATCCAAATCAACTAAGAAATCCCTCAATAAAAAGAATAAAAAGGATAATAAGTACGAACGGGCCAAAAAAGACCTGACTAAACGTACAAAAACTTTGGAGAAAAAGTTGAATAGAAATGAAGAAATCGGTCAATGGATTTATGAGAATGCTGAAAAGATCCGACCAATTATGGATAAGATCAAGGGTATGAATAAGAATCACATTGATGACTACGTTTCTAGTCTATCACAATTCGATATGAAATACAATAAGAAGACGAATACTCTTATTATTGATGGTAGGGAACTTGATTGTTCTGTTTCTGTGTATGCTAATGGTGATAAATATTTTACGAATAAGAAGAAAATTAATGTGAAATATCAGAAAACCATTAGTGAAGGTGTAAAAGCTGTTGAAAAGCTCAAGGTTCAAGAGAAGAAAAAGGTAGAGAAGGAATTGTCATTTGATTATGAGGAGAAATCTTTTTGGTTTCAGAATTTTAATTGGTATATGACAGAAGGTTTCATCATTATTTGTGGTAAAACAGCTTCTCAAAATGAGGAATTAGTCAAGAAATATATGAATAAAAATAATATTTATCTTCATGGTAATTTCGACAGATCTCCTTCTGCTATTGTTAAAGAATTTCCTGAATCTTCTGTTCAAAAAGAACCACCACTTAATGTCCTATTAAGAGCAGGTGATTTTCTAGTTTGTATGAGTCACAATTGGAAAGCGAACCGTGTTGAGAATTCCTACTATGTAAACAGTGATCAAGTTAGTAAAACTGCACCATCTGGCGAGTATATTAACAAGGGTAGTTTCATGGTAAGAGGAAAGAAAAATTTCCTACCGGAAAGTAGGTTGGAACTCGGTATTGGTGTTCTGTTTATTCAATCTTCTGATCAAGAAGGACCAAAGTTTGTTCCTAATCCTTCAAAAGAGGATAAATTCAAGAGTTGTATTCCAATTTGTGGACCATATATTGATATGAAGAATAAATACAAATTTGTTGTCAAATTAAAGCCGGGTCGACAGAAACAGGGAAAAATCATTAATGGTATCTTATCCCAGTTCAGATCCAATAAGGATGCTACACAATTGGAACGTTTTCTTATTAAGAAAATTAAAAACGACGAATGGTGTAAACTCATCAAAACTGGTTCAAGATTAATCTAAAAAAAGGTGTGTAATTTAAAGATTAATTTCCAATATAGATGAACATTATAAATGGATCAACATAAATCAGGGGAAAACATGATAGGTTATTTTGAGTTGGTGTGTAATTTGAAGAAGACATTAAAAAGTTTTAGAAAAATACATATGAATAGTACAGAAAGTATGATTTCAGAAACGACAACAAGAACAACAAGAACAACAAGACCAATATATAGTTTGAGAGATGACAAGGTGTATTATTTCGGTCAGGAGACTGGCTTAAAAAATCTAAAGTAGAATATATTATGAAAATTTTAACATTGAATGTTTTTATGAGGCCTACATTAATTAATTCTTATTATAATTCTTTTAAAAGTTATTGGAATGGAAAAATGAAATTTAACGAGATATTTTATGGGGATTATAAAGATCATAGATTCGATAAGTTGCTAGATCATATCAAAGCGTCACAATATGATATAGTTTGTTTACAAGAGTTGTTCAATGATGGTATATCAACAAGAGTTAATAGGATGAAAGAGTTTTCAACCAAGAATAATTATTACTTGTATATACCGATGGATATTAAATTATGTAGGACTTTTACATCATCTGGTTTATGTATTTTGTCTAAATATCCTATGACAGATACAAATTTCATTGAATATAATACGTTTATTCATTTTCCAAATGTATTGTCCAATTGTGGGTTTATTCATACGAAAGTGAAAGTGAAAAATCAGATAGTTAATTTATTTAATGTTCATTTACAATCAGGACATTTGAAAAGGCAAGATGATGTTAGGTTTAAACAAATTGATGAGATATATGAGTATGTGGTAAATAACGTTTCTCAGAAAGAAAATGTTATAATAACTGGTGATTTCAATGCGAATCAAAAGTTATGGAAATATATTGATGATAAATTCGCAGATTATATCGACCCATTCATAGATAGTATGCTTAATGATATCTATACTTTTAAAAGATTTGGTACAAATGAAGTACAAAGATTCGATGGATTTCTTTATTACCTTCCAAACCTTGAATATGTAGATATTAAATCTGTTGTTGATCCGATTAAAATAGAGAAGATTGGATATTTTGAACAGATATCTGATCATTATGCAATTATTACTGACATAGTGGAAGTGTAGGAAAAAAAAGATTTTTTTCTAATAATAAATAAATTCAATCACTCTTTCTGCGAGTTTCACACCAACTCTTCTTTGTTTATCTCCAAAACGTAATTCACTTATCTCCTTTTTCAGTTCAACTTTTTCTTCTTCTGTTTGGTACTTCAAAAGAATATCTTTTAAAGATCCAACTTTTTCAACAATGAGTTTAGCAACAGTATTCGAGACTTTTGGTATTTGTTGAAATTGAACTACCTTATAAACATCAGGAGTCATATTCTTCTTCTTTGTCACATTACAAACAACTTCACTATAACAAGAATTGTCCTCACTTTCAACAACTTCCCCATAAATATCCTTAACATATTTCTCCAATCTTGTATAAATATCCTTTATAAACCTCACTGTATCATCATACCCATTAACATGAACAACATGGATATTATCACGCAACATTGTATTTATCTTCACTCCAACAAATGTTTTTCCACTCATTTTTGTCTTCCATAACCCGCTTGTGGAACCCTCTATTAAATAAACTTTACGTACATTTTTATGTAAAGCTTTTTTAATTCTTTTTTTCTGCTCTTTATACCTTCCATCATATAAAGAACTAGATAAATCCATCATTTTCTTTCTCTCAATAACTATAATTGGCACGCCTTCATATTCAAAAACAATATCACCAAGATCTAAGCTATCTTTTTGAAAATCTAATGGATCTAAACTTCCAAAAGTTTCCACTAAATCTTGTTCACGGTAATCAATTTTGAGTACAAAACTCATTATATAAAGAGAGTAAAAACGCTTTAAATAAAAAACGCGAAAAAAATGATTTATTTAATTCAAAGCATAGTATATATTTGAATTAAGTATGGATATAACAACAAGACAATTATATAATCAAGTTTCCGACGATGTTAAAAAGTTACGTAAGGAACGTGGTTTACTTGCTACGCAGATGCGGGAGTTAAAAAATACAATGCGTGAATTGAAAAGAAAAGAAACTAAGATTAAAGAAACAATTGACCATAAATTATCCGAATCAAAATTATGGGAACTTCATGGTGATATATATGGAATTGTATCATCATTTTACTCAAGAACAATTGATAAAATTTACAAAACTATTCCAAATATTAGTACGAAGCTTACAATGAGGTTAATTGAGAAGGCTGAAACGAGAGGGGCGAATATTTTTGAATATTATGATACTCAAGAAAAACTAGAACTACTCAACAAACAATTTATCAAAATTGATTTTTCAATTCAACAATATCTAGGTAAAGATGTCCACGATAATTACGTTTTTCTACAAAGAACCATCATGAATACTTTGGACAGAATAAAAGAAAAAAAAAACAGATTTAGATATTGCCAATAAACTGTTTTTGACAAAAGTACTTAAAGAGATAATTATAAATAGTATTGTGAAGGCCCTGTAGTACAATGGTTAGTATAGCTGACTGTTAATCAGTTGATCTGAGTTCAATTCTCAGCGGGGCCTCTGTTATAAAATTTTAATTATTTTAAGGCTAAAATAATTAAAAAGTATTAATCTTCGGTCATTTGTTTATAACGTTATTTGTATTTTTTTCTTTGGTTGTCTTCTTTTCTTATAAAATACTTGATAAAGTCGTTTCATTTTTTTGGAATCCATTAGTCTGTTATGAGGTGTTTTTAATCTGTAACATACAAATTTCTTGGGTATGTCTCTTCTTCTTAACGGGAAGTTCCTCACAAATAAATCACATCTTTTTACTCTAATGTATGGTGTTTTTAGCTCTCTTTTGAAAAATTGTGATAATTCAACATCATCGCATCTGTGGATACGTATTTTGTTTGTGTTTTGTGTGATATATTCGACTAAATCTTTGCTGATTGTGATATTTGTCCCTGTTATAAAGCTGTGTTTTTCAACTCTTCCAGCTAGGCAATTTGTTTTTGGAAGTTTATCGAGAACTTTTAATAGACCTTCGAAATTCCAGAATGTTGATATATTTGTTCTCACAACGTAATCAAAATCGTAGTTTTTTAAAATATGTGAGAATGCCATGAGAGTTTTAATAAGTATACCTGGTCTCAAAGATTCAGAACAGTTGAAAAACAAATCATGTTTACAATATGGAACCGAACTTCTTGGAACTCTTCCATAAATAAAAAATGTTTTGATATCTGGGTATTTATTCATAAATTTCATCATTACTCTTTTGTTTTTGTTATAATAACTTGATGGAGAAGCTATGACTAAAAGTATTGCTTTGTACTTGTGTACTTTTTCGTACTGGTGTACTTTTTCGTACTGGTGTACTTTTTCGTACTGGTGTACTTTTTCTTCTGACATTTATTACTTATATAAATATAAGAATTTTTTATAAAAAATAAAACATGGAATTATAAAGTTACTCGGTGACTAACCCCCAATTACGGGGGGTAGCGTATTCGTCCACCTATGATGACTCATTGTTCTAAATATTTATTGATCATTATATTTAAGTTTGAAAAAGTAGAAGAAAAAACTGGTTATAATAAATGAAGATACCAAAAATAATTCATCAAACATGGAAAACAAATAATATCCCAGAGAAATGTAAAAAATGGGTAGCATCTTGGAAAGAGAAGAACCCAGACTGGGAATACCGTCTTTGGACAGATGAAGATAACAGAAATCTCATTAAAGAGTATTTTCCAAAATTCCTCAAAATTTATGACTCATATACCAGACCAATATATCGCGCTGATATTGCCCGTTATTGTATAATTTACATACACGGAGGTGTTTATGCTGATCTTGATTTCGAATGTTTAAAACCTCTTGATGAACTCATTAAAGACGACAATTGTTTTTTTGGTTTAGAACCTAAAGAACACTGGAATGGTAAACATATTATTTGTAACGCACTTTTTGGAGCTGTTCCCAAAACAGATCTTTTTGTTCATTTTTTGCGTGAAATTTACAACAGAACCGTCAGAAATAGTACTTCAGGTAAAGGTTTAAGAGGTCCTGTTGGATTAACTGGACCCAAATTGGTTACAGATGTTTTAATGATGAAAGGAACAAAAGGGGTTAAAATATATCGATCTGATGTATTTTATCCAGAATGTGCTAAGAATGACAGTAAGATACAAAACAGAATGATGGTAATAAAAAAAGGACAACAAAAATTGAAGAACGCTTACGCTACTCATCACTGGATGAAAAGTTGGTTAAAAGGTAATAAATGCTAAATAAACTGGAAATCAATAGTACTCACATTAGCTTTAACAGATGTTTTATGACAAGTTCTACGTGAGGTTATGGAACTACAAATAGGTAATTCAAAATTAATATTTTAAGCAAAAAAAAAATGATTTTTATTTTCATTTGATTAGTTATTAGAATATATTAAACATGTCTACAATATTAGATTATGATTCATTTGTCAAGAAGTTTCATTTGTTGCTTAACGATATGAAAATCAAAAATTCTGAAAATGAGAAATTGAAAAAAGAATTGGAGGAAATAAAGGCAAAATATAATACCATACGATCAAAGATCCGTGGTATTTGTGTCCCTACCCCTCAACTATATTTAGAAAGATTATCAAATAAAGCCCCAAATTTTTGGAAAGTATTATCTAATGTAGATACATCCAAAAACATGATACGTTATTTGTTTCAATTGGGATGTTTTATGAACAACCGAAGGACTAAAAATCATTTGATTATTTGTGGTCCTTCACCTTCTGGAAAGTCAATATTAATTAATCTTGCTAGAAATATTAGCGAAAATGTATGTCATGAATCAGAATATTCATTGAATACTGAACGGCCAGCTCCTATTTCATATGATAATTTATTAAAGTTTAAACCATGTGTTGTTAGTGATGATTTTGAAAATTGTAAACAAATTAATAATATTCTCCAGAGTACAAAATATAAATATAAAGTCTCCAAATATTATAGACAAAGGTATCATCATATCCGTCATTATTATAATGGTTGGAGATCGCCAGTGATGTTATGTACATATCTTGATCCTTCCGGAATAACTGAAGATTGTGATATTATTAATATGAAGAATAGGATCACACAGGAAGATATGGATTATCAACTTATGAATAATATAATTGCCGAAATTGACGTAATCAAATCAGTTTGTTCTGAAATTTTTGATAATAATTCATTACCGAACATTGATAAAGTATTTATTAATTCTTGTTTAAAAATTATGTGTAAGCAGAAAAAAATAGGAAAACCACCTTGTAAAAGAATTAAGAAATTAAAAGATGAATTAACGGAATTTTATAATAAACATTATAAACCACTAACTGACAAAAATGAAATTTTAGATTATACATATATGAATACTATTTTAGATTATTTAACAATAGATATTTTAACTATGTATGAAAATAATATTAAATTACATTTTGTTGATTATGTGGAGAGATTTGTTAATGTTTATTGGAAAAAGAAATTTATAATTGATAAAATTAGAAAGTTAAATACAACAAAAAAAGAAAAGAATAATAGAATTAAAAAACTTGGTCAGCAATTAAGAAAAATCAAAAATGATTTGTTAGATGTTGATAGTAAAAAATTTAAATCAAATAAGTATTATCATAAATGGATAACTAAATATAAAAATTTAATTATTCCAAATAAGAAAAAATTTATGAAAAAAAGTTTATACTATGATTTACAATGTAATCCACAAGATTATTTGCCTTGTATGATTTATATGATGAAAGAAATTGAAAATGATGAATATTCAATTAATAATGTGTTTCCTTTAAGAAATGATATTATTCAAAAACATATTAGATTAGATACAACAAGTTTGGTTCATTTACTTTTAACAAAAAAATATGGTAATAAATCGGATTTTTTATTTAATGGAAATCTAAAAAGAAATGAAGATAAAATTTGGAGTTTCTTTTTTAGAACAGAAAGGCAATGTTTTAAGAAAAAAGATTATTCATTTCACCATATGATTGAAACAGATGGATTGAGTTGTTCAATTTTATTGTTAAGAAGTGATAAAGTCGGTAAAAGATTAAGAATGAATAAAGTGCCATCAAAAGAAAAATATATTGATGAATTAAAAGATTATTCAAAATTACAAAATAAAAATATAGTGGGTATAGATCCGGGAAAAAGTGATATTTTGTTTTGTGTGGATGGTATGACAAAAGAAGCAAATTCATTTAGATATAGTCAAGATAGAAGGAGAAAAGAAACAAAATCAAAAAAATATGCTAAAATAATATTAGAATTAAAAAAAGAAAAAATAAATAATAAAAATATTATTGAACTTGAAACTGAATTATGTAAATATAACAGAAAAACATTACAATTTAATAAATTCAAGGATTATATCAAGAAGAAAAATGAATTAAATACAAGTTTATTTAGTTTTTACGAAAGAGAAATATTCAGAAAACTAAAATTAAATGGTTATTTGAATAGAAAAAGAAATGAGCAAAAAATGATAAATCAATTTAAGAAAATTTTTGGAAATCCAAATGAAACAATTGTTTGTTTTGGAGATTTTGAACAAAGAAAACATATGAAATATAAAGAACCAATCAAAGGTCGTGGAATGAGAACATTATTTAGGAGAAGTGGTTATAATGTTTATTTGGTTGATGAGTTTAGAACAAGTTGTAGATGTTCTAAATGTGAAGGCGGAGAATGTAAAAAGTTTTTGGTTAGAGAAAATCCAAAACCTTTCCGTGATAATCTCAGACTTGTCCACGGATTGCTCAGTTGTAAAAACTGTGCTAATGTGTGGAATAGAGATTGTAATGGTGCAACAAACATCTATAAAATAGCTTATAATTGTGTCAATAAGAAAGACAGACCAAGTTATTTATGTAGAAGTAATAAATCAGGTATGTTAGACGACATATCAAAATCAAAATTTACACGTTCTGAAACGAACAAACCTTGAAAATTTTTTTTGGAATTTTTTGTTCCATTTTAAATTTCCAAGGGTGTAAATGATATGCTTCGTCTATTAAAGAAGAACAAATATGTGACACTTAACAGAATAAGTAAAGCTATACAAAATGGTAAAAAAAATCAAATTAATACCCTTTCAAATGAACTTGAACATATATCTAATGGTGTTGCTAAATTAACCCATTTTATAAGATCCAGAAGAATGAAAAAAGTTATTGTTCAACAAATAGCTCGATCTCAATATTTTAGAGAGAGTAGTACTGACGATAAAGCTATTACCTTTGTTCTCAGTTTAGTTTAATTTATTCAAAATACTCAGCAAGTTTTCTATCCAATCTTTCGGTTTCAAGTTTATTATCACACTCTTTAATAAACTCTTGAACTTCTTGTTCATCTTTTGTTTTAATCTTTTTCAAAATAACAACATTATACTGTTGGAAAAAGAATTGTTCCTTTTCTGACAGATTGAATTGATATCCTATTTCACTTTCAAGATAAAATCTACGACCACGTCGGATAAGAATATTGAAAATGTTTTTCAATGTTTTGTTCAATTTTTTCACCAATTTTGGATGATTGTAAATATTAAATTGTCTATTCAAGAAGAAAAAACAATCAATCAAACTATCCGTATCCATTGTAACAAATTCGATATTAAGTTTGTTGTAAATTTGGCGAATAACCTTCTTCAAAAACTCATCACGTTTGTTATTGATATCCTTGTAATCAGTATCATATCCTTCATACCTCTCAACTAAAAGAAGAAGAAATTCCAAGCTGTATGTTCGGAAATCAAACTCATTAATCATCTTTTCATATTCCTCCATCAAAAAACGATATTCCATGTTATTTTGATCAAGGTAATCTGCAATTTTTAGATAATCATTAGACATAATCACTTTGTAAGATAAATAAATCTTTAAATTAAAAAAATCACTTTGCGGGGGCATTCATCCCCCGCTACCCCCCTTCTCCGCCTACGCGGATGAATTTGGGGAGAGAGGTTGTTATTTATTGGCGTTGGTGGTTATTTAAAAAGATGAATATTGTTATTAATTAATGATTAATTATTCTTATCAGTTTTATGATGATCATTATGAAATGGAGATGGGGCGTTTGAGGATATGTTGTACATGGGAAGGTGGTTTATACGGGTCATTTAATATATGTCCTGATCATTTATATGCTATTATGCCTTTACATAAATATCATTTGTCCAAAGTAGAAAGTAATATTGCGGCTATTGATAGAATACCGAATGGTGTTTATGTTGCCAGAGCTAAAACGAGGAGGTATTATCAAGTTGAGTTTTTCTCAAAGAATGATCCTGATATGGAAAGTAAGATGGAAAAATTCATTGAAGGATATAATTTGATTGACTAAAAAATTGAAAAAAAAAATGTAGATATGTGGTACTATATTATATATCATGCTCAATAACTTGCGGAATATTGTTAATGATTACAAGAAATTTAAGGGTACTGGTAAGGATTTTTTAGAAAACATGTTTACAATGTTTTCAGAAAGAGCTGATGAGACACATTCAAAAATTTCACCAGAAACAAGAAATTCTGTACATGTAATATATACGGAAAATGAAGAGCCTTCATTCTTTTCTTGGTCATATGTGGCAGAAAGATATATCAAGAATGATGCTAATGGACGTATACAAGCGATAATTAGATTTGTAGATCATCTTCAGAAAACTGGGAACGATTATGATTTCCCGATAAAGTGTGGACGTCTTTATCAAACTGGGAAACCAGTTTTGTATTTTGATGTTTCAGAAATTGCGAATAAGAATTTGATGGAGGATTGTGAAAAAAAGATTGTTGAAAAAGCCGAAGAGGTTTATGACACTATGACAGATCATGCACGTGAAGGTAAAACGTGTTTGGTGATCATTTCTCTTAATGATTATGATGAATGTCTACCTTTTGTAGATGATGTTGTTAATAACATTAACAAATCAAACCGTTTCGAAGTTCCTATTGAGGTTAAACATGATTATCTATGTGGTACCAATGTTTATTTTGTTTGGGAATAAAAATTGATTTTTTTTTATTCAATGTGAAAAAAAGATTATAAATAAGTATGTCTATGTCTAAAAAAGTTCAAGTTATAGGTATTACTGCCATGGTTGTTGGTACTTGATTTGGATTGGTTCCAACTTTTTATCCTGATTGTAACATCAAGAACGTTGAAAGGATCACTAGATAATTTACGCCAAGTTATGGTGGCAAATAAAATTAGTGAAATTTCAACATATGTATTTCTTGGCGGGTTGTCAACGTTTCTCGTTGGAGCTATACTTTAAAAATATAAATAGATTATAAAATGAAGATAATTTCATGGAATATTAATAACGATTATAGAGGTATTAATCTAAAAGTTTATAACATAATAAATCTTCTAGAAAAGTACAGTCCAAATATAATTGGTTTACAGGAGGTTATTCCAAAAGTTTATGATTTGTTGTGTAATGAAGATATTATAAAAAATAGATATATAATATCTGAGAAGCAAGATAAAAGTTATTTTAATATAATATTAACAAAATTCAAGACACCGATGGAAATAATTCCTTTCAAGAATTCAAGTATGGGACGTGAATATATAAAACAAAAGATTGGTAAAGTAAGTTTTATAAATATTCATTTGGAAAGTATGCCTGTTAATAGGGGAGTAAGGGATAAACAAATAAATGAAATTTTATCCAACACCGAAGATTATATGATTATATTTGGAGATACTAATTTTACAGATGATGGTGAAAAATTTGGTAATTTGAATTATATTGAATTTATAAATGATAATGATTTGTTTACATATGATTCAAAAATAAATAAAGAAGCTATACCACCGTTTAGGTCGAATTTGGATAGATTTTATACAAATATGGATGAAGGAAGTTATAAAGCAAAGATAATTCCTTGTGATGGTTCTGATCATTACCCAATTTTATTGGAATGTTAAAAGTCTAGTAGAACCACCATTTTTACATAATGTCGAACGAGGTGTGTATTTTGGATGAATAGATGGTTCCCATATCATTGGATCTTCGTCTAAATGTTGTTCTTCAACTTTACCTTTTATAAAAAATGAATAAGCATTAAACGCATGCGAATGATAGTTCTCCCGAGTTCCTTTCTTAAAATGTAATAAAGCAATTGAAAATAAACCTTTAATCTCACATAACCAAAAACCAGTTACGCCTGAATTCTTACCACCATCTGTACTAAACTGCATAAACTTCATCCGTAATATATATTATCACCATGCATTTAAGTCCTAAAGCTTTTCAAAATACGGGGTAACCCCCGTTAGCCCCCTTTCTGTCTCCCACTTCGTGGGAACAGGTACAAACAAGTGAATAACTTTACGGGGGTAACCCCCGTTAGCCCCCTTTCTGTCTCCCACTTCGTGGGAACAGGTACAAACAAGTGAATAACTTATAACAAATTTGACCTGTTCCCGCGGAGCGGGAGACAGAGCCTAGGGTTCAAAAGGGACACCTACACTTCGTTTCGGTGCAACTCACTATGTGAGTTGAATGGCTACTCCCTTTCCCATGGAAAAACAATCCAATTATCCTCAACATCTCTTGTAGAATAATAATGATATCTATCTGGTAATTCATAAACCTTTTCTTTGACCTTGTTATATAATACCGCAAAACCAACTTCCCCAGCAGAAATACCTTCATCCGGACTATTCAATAAATCAACTACATGTTTCAAAGTTCCCCTAGTATCATCCAAATCATCAACGAATAATATATTTTTACCACCCAAAGAACAACATTCCGCCTTTCCTAACCATTGAACAACATCTACTTCTCCACTTTTCTCTTTATACTCCTCATCATAGGTTTTAATATTAATCGAATAAATGGGAAGCTTCAAATAATTCCTCAATAATCTCGCTGGAACCAATCCACCACCAGCAATTGCAATAATCGCGTCGTATTTAACATCAACGTTAGCTATCTTTTCAGCAAGTTCCGCAATATCAATAACAAATTCTGAAAAATTAATAAATTGTTTGTTAGACATGATGCCTTATATTAAAGTCTATTATTTCTTTAAATAATTTTTTCAATTTTTCATAATGAATAATATGTGCAGTCTTTATCAACAGATATAAAATATATTTCTTGGTTATTGAACAGTTTATTCTCGTTTAATGTTTTGATATATTTGTGTAAATGAATAAACTTTTGAATATGTAATCCATTATCTTTAAAATTTGTGTTATTTATCATTAAAATATACTCATGGGAATAAAATCCATTTCGAATTTTGAAGGAAAAATCATCTCCAATTAAAAATTCACATTTCAAATTTTCATTTTTATCAAATAATACAATATGTTCTTCTTCTTCATCTTCATAATATTCAGATTCTTCATTATCAATTTCAATATGAGAATTAAAAACACCATCATTCACAAGATAGTTTTGTATAAGAACGGTACCATTTTTATTAAATCGAGGTGTTACGTCTTTTTTGAAAATAATTGTTTTTTATTCAAATAAATACCAAATGTACAAAAACTTGTATATAGTTCTGTTCTATTATTATTGATAAAATTATCATAATCTTTTAATATTTTCTCTTCAACTTCTATCATTGTCAATAAGAATACATCATAATTTTAAACACCAATAATAAATTTTCACTTTTTCTTTTCAAAAAAAATGAATTATATAAAATCTTATCGTAATAATATAACATAATAAAATACAAATGAAGCTTGGAATGACTGGTTCGCGTGAAGGTATGTCAGAAAAGGCGCTAGACGTCTTAAAAGAATTCATGACTTCAAATGAAGTTGAAGAGTGTCACCATGGTGATTGTGTTGGAGCAGATACAGAGTTCCATAATTTATCAAAAGAGTTAAACAAATATATCATCATTCATCCCCCAAACAAGACTTATTTAAGGTCTTATTGTAAAGGTGATGAATCGAGGGATCCATTATCGTATCTAGATAGAAATCATTATATTGTTGATGAAACAGATATGTTAATCGCTTTTCCGAAGGAGGATAAAGAAGTATGGAGATCTGGTACATGGAGTACTATTAGATATGCTAGAAAACAGGGTAAACGTGTTTATATAGTATATCCTAGTGGTGAGGTACAAGAGGAGGATAATAAAAAAATGATTTATATTGTCCCCTATTTATAATTTACAATAGTAAAATATGATAAGAAATTGTCACTTTAAATTTTTGAATCTAGCAGTATTCTTGGGATCAGTTAATGTATTTTACATTACATCGATACATGGAATTGGTGTCTTGAAAAGTTTCGAGAATGCAACGAATACTAATGCGACGATTATGACACCTCCTGATTGGTCACTACATATTTGGGAGGTTATTTTTGGAACACAACTTTTGTTTGTTCTTACTCAATTCATTGATCATGAAAGTTGTTCAATGAATCAATATGTGTACAATATGGAGTATTTCTACGTTTCGGCGAATATTTTTAACATTATATGGTTAATCTCATATCTGTTCGCTACTCCAATATCATTTATTATTGCGACAATTGCGTCGTTCATAACTGGATATCTATTGGTTGTTCTCGAAAGGAGAACTCTACCATTTTCAGTAAATAGAACATGGTATGAACTCATCTTTGGATCTATTCCGAATATGCTTTTTCAGGGATGGACATTCATCCAATTCATTATTACATTGACACAAACTGTTGGAGCTTGGGAAGAAATTCAAGGTGAAAATATTTTTGGTATGATTATGTCTATTTTATTGATGATTATGTTCATTTTTTATTTGTTTATTGGTAGTAATTACATACTAATCATTGTATTTTTGTATTATGTTATTACACTATACACAAAGAATACAGATAATGAAATCTTCGGACCAGCACTTATGGTTGTATGTGTGTGTTCAATTTTCTTACTCATTTTGAAATCAGCACTTGATTGTTGTAGATTGAGAAGAATAAGAAAAGAAAGGCAACAAATTATCTATACTGAAGAGGCAGATCCAGTAATTATTTACAGTGACTACTCTTCTTCTGTTTGATTCCAATATTATAAATATTCATTGCGCTTTTCGCTGTTTTCTCATCACTCAACTCAGGATCAGAACTATCAAAAAGAACATTAATCCCCAGATTTCTATTATCAAATACTAAAACTCTTGGTGGTTTTCTCAATACACCAGCTGTTTGTTTAATATAGCCACCATCTTCAATCGCTTTATAAAAAGTTCCAATAATTTCTTTCAATAATCCTATGTATTTTTTACGTGTAATATCTGGAAGTCTTGGAGCAGGATTGGCTTGGTCTTTCATAAATTCGAGAACGGATTTCAAGGCTCTCAATTTATTCCTCTCCAAAAGTTCACATAAATCAACAGCACCCCAAGCGAAAATAACATTATATCTTTTTTTATTTAACATTCCTAAATAATGTTGAAATATCCATTCAGGGAAGAAACGTCCAGTTGATTCGAAGATAATATTCGCGCCTTTTTTAAGACCTTCTTCCAAAAGTTTGTCGTTAAATTGGTTACAAGTATTTTGGACATTATTTTTACAAGGCTGTCCCGTTCTTGCTGTGAAATAAGCTTTGTCATATGCTTTTAGTTTTTGTGGTGATGGATTTATGAATGATCTGTTTCGCTCTGCTTTTGTTTTATAAGATGCGATATCTTTGAGAACGAATTGTTTGTAATATGGACTTTGTTCAACTAGGTCGTCTATTAAAATTTTGACTGTTTTTTTGTTATTGAACATTTTAGACATTCCGAGGTATTTGCTGACTTTTTGGGGCAATACACTTTTTCCCGAGCCAGTTGGTCCAAGTACTATTAAGAAAGTTGGTGAATGACTCATCTATTATTCAAATAGAAAAAAATCGGAGTATTTCTTTATATAAAGATTTTATTGTAATATTGTATATAATATATCATGCCTAAGTCGTATACTTGTGTGAGATGTGGTAAAATTTTTTTTGACAAGACGAAGTATGATAATCATAAAAATCGTAAATACAAATGTAAATTCAAAAAAGGGATGAATAAGCAAGATCAGTCCATCAAGTGTGTATTATGTGATATGAATGTTGGTGATTCATACCAGACACATTTGGAGAAAGATTGTCCAAAATCGAAAGTAAAGATTACAAAATATGGATACAAAGCCAAAAACTTTGCGAAAAATGTTTTCAAGAGTACTGGAACAAATTATGCAGATTTGTATATAATGTCAATGAAAGATAATGAGGATAAATGTAAGTTGAATTTTCTGAAGAATATGTATTCATTAACTAAAAAGAAAGATGATGTAGAAATGTACAATCTAAAATATTATTTACCAATAAAAGACATTGATTTATTTGTAGAGAAAGTTGAAGATATTGATTCAGAAGAATATATTGATTTCGACACAGTTTTGAATATAAGTGCAGAGGAATTACTTGAGTTATTGGGAGATCTCATCAAAGATATAAATGAAAACAAATACATTGTAAATAAACCTACCGTGAAGTATTGTTATGAGTATATTTGTCCAAAATGTCCAAATGTCAAGTATAATAATGTAGCAAATATTTACAGACATTTGGAGATGTATCATTTGAAAAGTAAGGATGATGTATTATCGGCAATAACAGTGTTTGATGAATTGAACAATGAAGATATTCAAGATAAGGTCCTTAAACTAATAGATAAGAGTGGAAAGGCTTGTGAAATATGTGGAAAGGTATATTCCAGTAAAAGTAACAGAAACAAGCATCAGAAGAAGTGTAAGAGTAAGGTTAATGTCAAGGATAGTGTTGGTTATCTCATTCAAGAGAATGACAAGTTACATAATGAGGTAAAAGTTATAAAGAAGTTGTTGTTGAAGGAGAAACAAAGGAAGAAGAATATCATTAATAATACAACGAATATTATGCAGAATAATATTCAGATTAATATTAATGATTATGGTAAAGAGGATATATCACATATTCCAATGGAGTTTGTGAAGGATCTTATCTCAAAGATGAATACGTATTCAATTGTGAAGTATATTGAGGCGGTACATTTTGAGAATCCAATGAATACGAATATTGTGATTCCGAATGACCTAAATGTGATATTGATGAAAAATGGAAATTCATGGGCAATGAATGATAAGGATCGTGTATTGAATGGTATGATTGTGAAGAATTTTGATAGGATTAATGATATTTATGAGAAGTTGAGTCCGAATTTGCCAAAGTTTATAAAGGAGAGTTATACACAGTATGCTGAGACATTTGATACAGATATACCTAATGAGAGGGAGAGAGTGAAGGTTAATACTGAGAAGATGATTATAAATAAACAGAATAGTATTATGGCGAATCAATTGGAAGATACTATTAAAAGTAAGAATATTGTTGCTTAATAAACTTCATACTTGAATAAATACTTATTTTTTAGATGATGTATGTCAATGAACTTAAAAATGAGTGTACAAATGAACAAACAGGTGGTAGATAATTTACAAAAACGACTAAAAAGGAATATTTATTCGTAAAAACAGGTAATAAGATAGAAATCGAATTAAAGAAAATTTATTATTCACGTGAAACAGATGTAGAGTCTTTTAGATTGAAAATATGGTTGAAAGAAACACCTATATTTTATTTCATGGCTAATAGAGAGTATTATAATGCGGGATATCTTTTTGATGGTGATGCATATGGATATGATAAAGATTGTGGTAGAAAATGGCCTAATAAGAAGATAGATATAATAACAGATCCATATTTTAGTGAAGATGAGTCTGTTGATGAGGATGAGATAGAGTGTGAAAAGTATTGTTTGGAATGTGCTAAAAGAAGTGAAGCCGTTAGAGATGAGAAGTATGACAGACAATATTTGGCAAAATATATTGAAGAAAATAATTTGGATATGGAGTTGGAGGATTTTATAAAATTTTTAATTAGTTTGACAAATTATTTTTCAAAAGTCGTGATGAGTAGAGACAAAATGAAGTTTTTACCAACCAAATTTGGAAATAGATGGAAGAAAAAGAGAGGCGGACATTTTAGAAAGATTTTCATTTGATAAATATAAATATTATTTTTAACGTTATTAGATTTTGGCCCTCAAAAAACTGTCTTTTTGTACCATACCGTATACCATATTTATGTCAATTAGACGTTATTAGATTTTGGGGTCAAAAAAACTGTCTTTTTGTACCATACCGTATGCCTTAAAGATGTCAATTAGACGTTATTAGATTTTGACCATAAAAATACTGTCTTTTTGTACCATACCGTATGCCTTAAAGATGTCAATTAGACGTTATTAGATTTTGACCATAAAAATACTGTCTTTTTGTACCATACCGTATACCATAATTATGTCAATTATACGTTATTGGATTTTGGCCCTCAAAAAACTGTCTTTTTGTACCATACCGTATACCATATTTATGTCAATTAGACGTTATTGGATTTTGGCCCTCAAAAAACTGTCTTTTTGTACCATACCGTATACCATATTTATGTCAATTAGACGTTATTAGATTTTGGACCATTATTTTTCGTCGAAAGACGTTAGACGTTATGGTATGTTTCGTCGAGATAACGTTATGGTATATTTTTCTTCAAAAATAGTGACAAAAGATAAAATGTCAATTTATTAAAAATAATTATTGTGTGATATTTTATCACACCTTATTTATGTATTTTTTAATAAATAAAAAAATGTATTTTATCATTAATAGCCTTACCAAAAAGATGAACATTATTTAAATATAAATGGATCCTCTTTTTGGTAAGGCTATTAATGTAAAAACACAATAATAAAATATAATAATTTATCAATAATAACCGTACCAAAATGATATAAAATGTTAACATATAAATGGATCCTCTTTTTGGTAAGGCTATTAATGTAAAAACACAATAATAATATACACGGATTTATCAATAAGTACGTTACTAAAAGATTACTTGTAAAATATGGCATGGATCCTCTTTTTGGTAAGGCTATTAATGTAAAAATATAATAATAAATAATATAATTATTCAATAATAAGGTTTACCAAAAAGAGGATCCATATTTTTTTTTTTTTTTTACATGTTCGAAAAAGTAAAAAAAAAAAGTAAGAAATAAAAAAAAATATTTTGAAAACTTTTTAAAAAAGTTTTACTCTTCAAAAAAAAAAAAAAATAATGGATCCTCTTTTTGGTAAGCGAAAAACACAACTTTATTTTAACATTGGTTTATGTGTTTATAATAATAATAATGTATTAAATTTTTATCCTTCTCAAGATAAAGTGGATCCTCTTTTTGGTAAATTGGATCCTCTTTTTGGTAAGCAAAAAACACAACTTTATTTTAACGTTGATTTATGTGTTTTTAGTAATAATAATGTGTTAAATTTTTATCCTTCTCAAGATAAAGTGGATCCTCTTTTTGGTAAATCAAAATTGATTATTTAATATAAAATTATTATATTATAATAGTATAATACAAAATGTCAAATTTTAAGTGTTTAAAATGTGGAAAAAAATTTTATTATAAAAAGAATTATGATTATCATATCGATAGAGGTGTTTGTAAAAAATCTAAAAAATTTGAATGTAATATTTGTGGTGTATCATGTACAAAAAAATATAATTTAAAAAGGCATATAATAAAATGTCATTCTATTGATAAATGTAATATTGATAGGCATATAAGAATTAATGATATTTCAGAAGATTTTGTAACATGTTCTGTATGTGGAAAGAAATTTATGAATAATTCAAATTTAAATAAACATTTGAAATCTTGTCTCTCTAAAAAGAAAAATAAAATTAATATTGCTGAAATTAATAATAATCATATTAATGGAAACAATAATCAACTAACGAATAATAATAACAATTATGATGTAAAATTCAATATTAATAATTTTGGAAATGAGGATCCTGTTGAGAGAGGTGAAATGATTAAATTGATGAAAAGGACGAATGTTTTTAATATTGAGGATTTGTTTTTGAAGTATGTTTTCATGAAGCATGTAAAAAATGAGAATAATCGGAATTTGTTTGTGGAGAGGAAAACTGGAGGGACATTATTTGTGTTGTGTGATAATGTGTGGAAAAAGAAGCAAAAAGAGGATACGTTTAATCTTATAAAAATTGGAACAATAGATGATATAGATAATTTTATGAATAATAATTCTGAGTTTAAAAGTGAGATTGTTGGTAGTGAATTGGATAAATTGGAACACCAAAACAAAAAGAAATTTTATAAAGGTGTTAATGAAATGCTTTTCAATAAAAAAGAGTTATTAGGTTTAGCTTATGAGAAAGCAAATAAAACTTAAAAATTATATTTTAGTATGGAATCAATAATTTATCGTACAAATTGTAAATATTGTGGTGTTATTGCGGGTGAATCATATTCAAGTAATGAAATTTATGATATGTATAAAAAAATTCGTGAAGCAAATTCGCTTGAAGTTTTCGCAGAAGATGATCAAAATTATTTAAGAAATTTTATTACACTATTTAATGGAACAAAAGTTATTCGTTGTTCAAGGTTACTTCCACCTTATTCATCAAACGGTTCTTCATTTTTGAGGAAACTTTTCTGTGAAAAATGTAAAAAAAGGGATCAACTTGTTAAAGAAAGATATCAACTTGTTAAAGAAAATCACAAACTTAAATTACTTCTAGTTTCTGCCAATTTGAACAAAGACGAGTTAGTATCTGTTGGTAAGTTTCTTTAAACAAAAAATGATTTTATTTATTTCAAATAAATCCATCTTTATAATTAAATATGATCAATGATTCGACTATTGTATATCTTATTGAAGTGTGTAAATATTGTACTATTGATACTTACACAAAGATGACACATAAAAAGGTATATAATTTGTATGAGAATTTTTGTAAAGAAAATTCAATTACGCCTTTAGCTAAAGATAATGATGAATATTTGAAAAAATATCAATACCATTTCTTTAATATAACACAATATATGATGAGACGTAGTAATTTTGGCAGATTTCATCATATTTCTGGTTGTAATCCATTACATATATGTAAAAGATGTAAAGAAAATGGAGCTCATTTACCCGATGAAGTTGAAAAATTAAGAAAAGAAAATGCCAAACTAAAAGCATTGCTTCTTTCACAAAATTTGAATAAAGATATGATACGTAATTTAGTTAGTTATCTTATTGATATCTAAAATTAATGATTAAAATTAAAATGGAGTTCAAAAGAGGAATTGTCTCTTTAAAATTAAAATGGAGTTCAAAATTGATTTTTATAATTTTTGGTTTGATTTCTGGTAAGAATAAGTATGGAAGAGCTATTAAAAGAGGCTAATATACACACATCACGTATTGATGGGGAGATTAGTTATTGTACACCAGATTGTGCTATTTGTGAGGATTATACAGCTTTATCGAGGTGTCATAAATGTAGAGTGTCTTTTTGTAAAAATTGTGAACCCCCGTCAAATGAGATTTTACATGAAGCTCATGAAATACATAAAAAAGAGTTTGATAATCCAGACCCGTTTCAAAGGTTTATTAATCCTAATTTTGATTGGTCTCTTGATAGAGATTTACATAGTGGAGGGTTTTATCTATATTGTTCAGCAAAAAAGGTACTTTTCACATGTAAACGGTGTGAAGAACTTGAGAAAACAAAAAAAGATAATGCTAAATTGAAAGCACTACTCGTTTCACAAAATTTGAATAAAGATATGATACGTAATTTGATTGATTACCTTATAGACATATAAAAATTGAATTATTTTACTTAAAGTCTTACATATTATTATAATAATTATGGATAATATTGAAAAATTCAAAATTAAGAGATTGATTAAGGATTTGTCTAGTTACCGGGGTAATGGGACATCTATGATTAGTTTGGTTATTCCAGCTGGTTATCAAATTAGTTTGATAAGTAAGATGTTAACTGTTGAGTTAGGTACTGCTTCTAATATTAAGAGTAGGGTGAATAGGCAGTCTGTAATGTCTGCTATTACGTCGACTCAGGCGAAATTGAAAAGGTATAGTAGAACACCGAAGAATGGTTTGGTGATTTATTGTGGTGAGGCGTCAAAGGATGGTAAGCCGAAGAAGTTGAATATTGATTTCGAGCCGTTTAAACCGATGACACAGAAGGTATATATGTGTGATGATCATTTTCACACTGAGTATTTGGGTGAGCTTTTGGAAGATTCCGATAGGTTTGGTTTTGTAATTATGGATGGTAATGGTATTCATATTTATTCCGTATGTGGGACAGATACTGAGAGGTTAGCTAAATATGAGGTTGATTTAACTAGTAAGACTAGGCGTGGAGGGCAGAGTGCTTTGCGTTTCTCTCGGTTAAGAGATGAAGAGAAGGCGAATTTCCTGAGGAAAGCAACAGAGATGTGTAAGAAAGCTTTTATTGGTAATTCTAATTTGCCACAGGTGAAAGGTATTATTTTGGCTGGAAAGGCACATTTCAAGACTAGACTTGCGGAGTCTCCACTTTTGGATGGGAGGTTGAGGAAGATCATTTTGAAGATTTTGGAGGTTAGTTATGGTGGAGAAAATGGTTTCCAACAGGCAATTGATATGTCTCAAGAAGTTCTTGCTGATGTCAAGTTGATGGAGGAGAAGAAGATCATGTCACAGTTTATGGAACATATTGCGAAGGAAACTGGAAAATATTGTTATGGTATTAAAGAGGTTTGTGATTGTTTGGATGAGAGTGTGATAAGTGATTTGATTGTGTATGAGGATTTGGATTTATTTGTGGTGACTGTTTACAATAGTGAAACAAATGAGGAGGAGCTTAAGTACATGACAAGGAAAGAGATGGAGGATTCCAGTCTTAATATTAAAGGGGAACATGAATATGTAGATTACATAAGTGAGCGATATAAGGATTATGGTTGTAAGCTACATATTGTTTCTGATAAGACTGCTGTTGGAAATCAGATTGTGAGTGGTTTTGGAGGTTTGTGTGGGATCTTGAGATGGAAGAGGGAACATACAACATATGAACCAGTAAATGAAGAAGAAGATCTTGATGATCTTGACAATTTCGATCTTGGTGAATATGGTGAGTATGAGGAGGACTTTATCTAAATGCTCAGATTATATTATAAATTTGTTCCATGACTGATTTGAAGTTTTCATATCTGATTGGTTTTAATATGTAGTTATTGATGCCGAGTTTTTTTATTTGGTCTATTTTTGCGATACCAGCATCAGCGCTTATAAAGCAAACTATTTTTATTTTTTGTGTTAATCCAAGTTTTTGAAGTTTGAGGTAAAGTTCATCTCCATCATAATCTGGTAAATGGTAATCAAGTAGTAATATGTCTGGAGGGTTTTCAGCTATATAGTCATATCCACTTTCAGCTGTTTCTCTTGATAAAAAAGTGTGATGACCATTAAAAATATTAATTAAATATTGTTCAACAATTAAAATGTTTAATTCGTTATCTTCGACATAAACTATTTTAATTTTCTTTTTTTTGGGTTGGTTATTGAGTATTGTTTTATCAGTATCTTCAATATTATTTGATGTACATATTGGTAATTTGATGGTTACCAAAGTGTAAACATTTTTTTCTGAAGTTATTTCTATTTTTCCTTTCATAAGTTCGATTGTATTTTTTACGATAGATAGGCCTAAACCTGTTCCTTTTATATGTGGATTATCTCTTTTGAAAGGTGTAAATAAATCTTTGATGAAGTTTTTGTTGATACCTATACCTGTATCTTTGATGGTTATTGTTATTTCATTGGTGTTAATAGATGATGATATTATAATTTCTCCGTTATTTTTATTGAATTTTATGGCGTTAGATATGAGATTATCTATGATACTTTTGAAGGTTTCTGTATCACTGAGGATATCATTATTGAGGAATGAGTGTTCTAATGTAAGTTTTATGTTTTTTTCTTTGAGTTGTGGTTCAAATTGTTTGATATGTGTTTTGAGGAAATTGAGAAGATTTATGTTTACAAAAGTGTATCCTTTTGTGGAAAGTTTACTTATTTCGAGTATGTTGTCGATAATATTAAGTAGTTGGTCAGAAGATGAGCGAATGTGTTTGATATATTTTTTTTGTTTTTTGTTGAGGTTGTTATCCATGAGAAGTAATGTTGTGAATCCTACAATACTGTTCATAGGTGTTCTGAGTTCGTGAGTAATTTTTGATAGGTAGAGATCAGTATTGTTTTTAATGCGGGCGATAGCTAAGTATCCATCGAATATTTTGTTGGATGACCATTCTAATCTGATATATTCTCCATTTTTCTTTTTCCATCTGTTTTCGAAGTATTTAATTTTTTTGTGTTTATATACGTTATGTTGTGCATTTATTGTCATTTCAATATCATCTGGGTGTATATATTTTAAAACTGAAACTCCTATAAGTTCATTTTCGTTGTAGCCAAGAAGTTTTGTGAAAGATTTGTTGACTTTAAGCAAGTGACCATTTGAAAAAGTTATACACATAAGGTCATCAGAAAGGTCGAAGAGTCCTTCATATAAAGATTTATAATTTTCTTTTTGGGAAGAATCTTCTAGCTGTTTTAAACATTCATTAACAGATTTGTTATGATCAGCTATTAAATTTTGAGGAAGATCTGTTACGTCAGATATATTCGACAATTTTATATTGTCATCCATGTATATTAAATCTAATATTTTTTAAAATTTTCAAAAGTTATTAATAAAGGTGGAGTCGCGCGATTTGGTTATAAAGTTGTTATGTTTATTTGGACAAGCTGTTCCCATGATATTTAAACTCACATAATTTAGTAAGTTCGCGAGCAATTTCTTTCGGAATTACTCCTGTTAATTGGTTATTAGATAAACGCAACAATTGTAAATTAATAAGTTTTCCAATATCTTTCGGAATTTCTCCTGTTAATTGGTTATCATTTAAATACAACCATTGTAAATTCATAAGTTTTCCAATTTCTTTCGGAATTCCTCCTGTTAATTGGTTATTGTGTAAATACAACTCTTGTAAATTCGTAAGTTTTCCAATATCTTTCGGAATTTCTCCTGTTAATTGGTTATCATATAAATACAACCGTTGTAAATTCATAAGTTTTCCAATATCTTTCGGAATTTCTCCTGTTAATTGGTTATTACGTAAATTCAACCATTTTAAATTAGTAAGTTTTCCAATATCTTCCGGAATTTCTCCTGTTAATTGGTTATTACGTAAATTCAACCATTTTAAATTAGTAAGTTTTCCAATATCTTTCGGAATTTCTCCTGTTAATTGTAATAATGATAGATTCAACATTGTAACTTTAAATTTAGAATCAACTTGTTCACTAATCTCAATACGATTCCATTCAGATAATTCTATATCTCTACTCCAATTTAATTCGGCGTCTTCAATGTTCATCTTTCTTTTAATTTCCAACAGAATCTCCACTTCTGGATTCAATTTGTTTAAATAGAATAGTTTATCACCATCTTGTATAGGTATTTGGTTAATAAATTGTTCATCATTAGATAACTCTACTTTGTTATGAAGAAGTCTGAACAAATAAGGTTCCAAATCATTAAGACGACCTGATATTATTTGTTTAAGATCTCTGATACAAACTTGGTCATCACATTTAATAATTATTGAATTACCCGTTATATTTGAAACTTGTAATGTTAATACTGCCATAATCACTAATAGTTTGGATGGGATATTATAAAAATAAATTCAATTTTATTTTTATAAATAGGGTAAAGTGTTAGGCTCTAAAATATGTTAACATAAAAGTAGAAACGGGAGATTATTTCTTTGGTTTTGCAACTCTTTTACCGCCTCTGAAATAATATTTCTTACCATCTTTACCGACAGTAACCTTCAATTTTCTACTTGTATTCTTTTTCTTCTTTTTCTTCTTACCTCCTCCAGTTTTTGGAACAAGATTTGGGTACATTGGGGTGCATGGTGGTTCCATAACTAATTGGGATGCTGTGTATAATTGGTTATTTGGTAATAATCTTGTAAATTGGTATTCGTTTATTTTTCCCCCTAAAGAAAGAGATTTGGACGAAGCTGGGTTTTGACCTTGGTTATACCATGATGGTGTTAAACTTTGGCAAGTTGCTATTTTATTACCGCCTTTCATAGATTTTTTTTTTGAACCGCCGTGCCATCCAAGTTTTTGGACGTTTTTATAACATGGAGATAAAGTTTGTTTGAATAATTTTGTGTATCCAGAACCTCCTTTTTGTTTTGTCATCTATATAATATAATAACATATTTTTGATAGAAAAAAGATTAAATTAAAAAATTTCAAAGTGAACGAACACTAAATTAGTTATGTTTCTATGATATTTAAACTCACATAATTTAGTAAGTTCGGAATTATTCCTGTTAATAATTATTGTGTTACCTGTTATATTTGAAACTTGTAATGTTAATGTAACCATGGTTAATTATAATTTGGATAATATGTTATAAAAATAAATTCAATTTTATTTTTATAAATAGGGTGAAACGTTAGGCTCTAAAATATTAAGGTTCTAATGACAAAACTATTAATGTCACACTTCGTGTGACTATGTTAACAAAAATATCATCAAAAGTTATTAATAAAGGTGGAGCCGCGCGATTTGGTTATAAAGTTGTTATGTTTATTTGAACAAGCGGTTCCCATGATATTTAAATTTATATAATTTAATAAGTCCGCGAGCAATATCTTTCGGAATTCCTCCTGTTAATTGGTTATCATTTAAATACAACCGTTGTAAATTAATAAGTTTTCCAATATCTTCCGGAATTTCTCCTGTTAATTGGTTATCATTTAAATACAACCATTTTAAATTCATAAGTTTTCCAATATCTTTCGGAATTCCTCCTGTTAATTGGTTATTAGATAAATCCAACCATTGTAAATTAATAAGTTTTCCAATATCTTTCGGAATTCCTCCTGTTAATTGGTTATTAGATAAATTCAACCATTTTAAATTAGTAAGTTTTCCAATATCTTTCGGAATTACTCCTGTTAATTGGTTATTATACAAAGACAACGTTTGTAAATTCGTAAGTTTTCCAATTTCTTTCGGAATTTTTCCTGTTAATTGGTTATTAGATAAATACAACATTTGTAAATTCGTAAGTTTTCCAATATCTTTCGGAATTACTCCTGTTAATTGGTTATTATGTAAATACAACAATTGTAAATTCATAAGTTTTCCAATTTCTTTCGGAATTCCTCCTGTTAATTGGTTATGATATAAATCCAATTTTGTAACCTTAAATTTTGAACCATTATCATTATTAATCTCTATCCGTTCCCATTCAGATAGATCTATATCTCTACTCCAATTAAGTTCAGCATCTTCGATGTTCATCTTCCTTTTTATTTCCAATAATAGTTCAACTTCTTTATTCAATTTCATCAAATAATAAAATGTATTACCTTCTATTTGGTTCAAAAACTGTTCGTCACCAAGTTCTTCACCATTATGTAACAATCTTATCATATAAGGTTCATCACAATCTATTAGCTTTTTCAAATCATAAACTGTTATTAGGTTATGATTTGAAAGTTGAATAGTCTTGGTATTTCCAGTTATTCCCTTAACGTAAACTTCATATTTACTCATAATCTGTTGTATATTCTTAGTAAAGTTTGTTATAATAAAATTCATTTTTTTTCAATTAGTTTATCTTCATCATATTTGAACCAATATAAATTCGTAAGTTTTCCAATATCTTTCGGAATTACTCCTGTTAATTGGTTAATGTGTAAACACAACCAATCTAAATTCGTAAGTTTTCCAATATCTTCCGGAATTTCTCCTGTTAATTGGTTATTATTTAAGAATAACTCTTGTAAATTCGTAAGTTTTCCAATTTCTTTCGGAATTCCTCCTGTTAATTGGTTAAATGATAAATACAACCCTTGTAAATTCATAAGTTTTCCAATATCTTTCGGAATTTCTCCCGTTAATTGGTTATTGTGTAAATACAACTTTTGTAAATTCATAAGTTTTCCAATTTCTTTCGGAATTCCTCCTGTTAATTGGTTATGATATAAATTCAATTTTGTAACCTTAAATTTTGAACCACTATCATTACTAATCTCTATACGTTGCCATTCAGATAAATCTATATCTTTACTCCAATTAAGTTCAGCATCTTCGATATTCATCTTCCTTTTTATTTCCAATAATAGTTCAACTTCTTTATTCAATTTCATCAAATAATAAAATGTGTCAGTATCTATTTGGTTCAAAAACTGTTCATCATCCAGTTCTTCACCATTATATAACAATCTTATCATATAAGGTTCATCACAATCTATTAGCTTTTTCAAATCATAAACTGTAATTGGATTATGGTTTGAAAGTAGAATAGTCTTGGTATTTCCAGTTATTCCCTTAACGTAAACTTCATATTTACTCATAATCTGTTGTGTATTCTTAGTAAAGTTTGTTATAATAAAATTCATTTTTTTTCAGTTAAAGTCATAAAATACTCATTGTGGAACGACCATTCGGAATACCAGCTTCAACTGTACCTTTCTTATGGGTATTCAACGTAGAACAAAATCCATTGTGATGGATTAATATCTATGGAACCATAATTATATTTCTTTCAGGTCTTACACTTGATCTCATTTTAGTCCTAATAAATTATATATTATAAGTCATTAAATTAAACTTATTATTTGATTTTATTTATCTTCCAACTGTTTTATCTCCTCGCCACCTGTTAAATAATTAACTTTGTTACAAATGAAAGTAAGAGGATGCTTAACATTATCATAAACCTTTTCTACAAAATTGATATGTCCACCCATCTTCTCACAATTCTCTTTAATATCTTCTGTCAAAATTTTAAGGATCATATCCATTTTCTCTTCTAATCTATCTAATCTTTCCTCTATCTTGTCCATGATTTATCTATATCAAGAGGTGATATAATTAAGTAACCAATATAACACATCCAAACAAAAATAATTAATCTCATTACCCATACCGCTGTTTCCGATTTCATAACCAATTTATAAACAGGATTGGCGTCTGTTTGTGGGACATAATTCATCACAATTACTGAAACAACAAAAATAACACTTCTTATCACCCATTCTGTTGTAGGTTTATAAACAAGGAAATTCAAGAATCCAGTCATAATAACTTTCGTTGTAATATCACCTTCCATCATAGCTATTAAAGACATGAAAATAAGTGCTTCCAAATCTAATTTCTGCCCAGTAAAAAGAAAAATACATAGAGGAATTAAAACATTAATTGTTGCATAAAAACTCCAACTTTCTTTATCTAAAAATCTAAAAGTAAGTTCCATTATTGGTTGATCTATAATAGATTTTTTTTAATTTCTATCCATTATATATAATGCATTTAATACAAAGACAAATAATCCAATTTATTATAATGTTCTTCGCAGGAATATTATTCAATCCAATGAATATTCTGGCATATAAATTTGATCAACTTTACTTATCGTTAACACTCGTTTATGGTGGATTGTTAATGGCATCTAATATGATATGGGCACATGAAATAATTCATTATTTGGTAAGTGGACATTTTAATTGGACTGTATTTTCGGTGGGAATTATTTTATCATTGTTTGTTTCAATTGTTTTTTTGCGGAATCAATTATTCGTAAGCGATGATCAATGGTTAAAACGAATGATAAGTCATCATTCAACTGCTTTAACAACCTCTAAAAGAATATTGGAAAGATCAAATAATAAAAAAGTTATCAAATTGGCGAATGATATTATTGAGACTCAGGATAAAGAAATTAAAATAATGAGATCATTGTTAGGTTATAAAATTTAGCCTCACAGCTAAAAGTAAAATTTGCCAACTCAATCAGAGTCAAGTGACAAAAGTCGGGTTTGAAAATCCTTCAACTTCGTGTCAAGTACCTTAATACTATTTCGAATTCCAGCAATTTCCTTTCCAATCTTCCCTGCTTCCTCACCACTCAAAGTCGCCTTCTGGGTTTGAAGCTTAGTTGTCTTGGTTTGGAACGCCTTCTTCTCAGACATTAGGCGTGCGATTTCAGCCTCGAAATCCTCCCTCGTCGGTAGACAAAAGTTAGACATGTTCTTGGCAACAAACTCCGCAACCGTTGAGGCATACTTGGTCCGCAATACGTACTTCTTCGCTTCCTCATCAAGTGAGCGAAAGTGTGTGAAAAAGAGTTCAGCCCAAACGAGCCACTTCTCCACATTTTCGCCAAACGTGCTGAGGAAGGTAAGACGACGAATCGACGCACGCAAGCTCTTCACACTGGTCTTAACATTCTTGCTTTGCTCTCGAACTCGACGCCAAAATGCGTACCAATCATTCTTCACCTTAACAAGTGCAACAACCTCACCGCTTTCGTCACAAATGTACAAAACCCCACCCTCCGTCGAAACAACTGGGGAGTTCTCCTTGTGAATGATTTCAGAAGAAATCTTCTGAACGGTTTGGTCGAGACCATCCGCAGTACACTTGTACGCCTTGAAAGGAACATGGTAGAAACCATATCCCTCGGCTGGCAAACTACTTTCGTCCTTCACTCCAAGCCCAAGGGACTTAAAGATCTTGAATGAATGAGCTGCAGACATGGAAATTCCCTCACTGTTGAGAGTTGTGAAAAACTCAACAAATGTGTGGGAAATTGGTACCATGTGTTCACACCACGGACGGTTCACCTCAGCGACGAAGCTGAGAACAGCACCAGAAGTGAACAACTTCACAAGGTAGTCGCGGTGTTCCTCAGAAAGACCAAGGAAGAACTTTGACCACATCGTACAGATTGTCTCACCTGGATACGGAGCATGGTCCTCGTCCGTAAGTCCGCAATCCTCAACTGGAACGCTCGCGTCCCACACCTTAACAGTCATCTTCGATCCTGCCCAAAGGTAGATTACGTCCTTGAAGACGAAAAGACCACACTTCATGTTCTCCCCGTTCGACTTCTCGGTATAAACAATGTTGGTTACCTCGGAGAGATCACGACCTTCAATGGTCATAATTTCATCGTTGGCACTGCCACCACTGCTCTTTCCCGAGAGAATTTGGTCCTGACGCTCGTCCTCATCTGTGGGCTTGTACCCACCAAACTTGCGCGTTCCAAACGCACGAATGACGGTTGCTTCGGTCCTTTCTGACGATGGAAGAACAATAAACGAACACCCGCGAGGGAGAATCGTCCTCAGTTCTGGATTTCTACCATACATAAGATCATCTGGTTGATGCCTGTGTGGCTTGTAAGTAATCAGTTCCATCGAAACACCACCAACATCAACGGTTTCCCGCTTACATTGGAGAAGTCGTGGACGCTTGCCATCCCGCTTAGTGTATGGCTTCAAAGCTGCCATTTGCTCACGAGGAGACATGACATCCTTAGATCCACCATCAACTGGGGTTGGCATAAAAAACACTGAATCATTTGGAGACAGCATATTAAATTACATATGCGGAATAAAAGTTAAGATTTTTTGGATCAATTTTTATTTATTGATTAATGAACGGGAGGCATATATTGGTTTATTCGTTATATTTTCTATTCCTAAAACATATGCATATGGTGTTTGAAGCATCAACCTATTAAATTGCATATTATTATGGCCTTTACCTTTTTTTACAATTTTATATGTTTTTGTAAATAAATTTTCATCTTCGTAAAGTCTCCCAAGTTCTTGAAGACCTTCTTTGATTTGTTTTCTACCTCTTTTTTTCTCTTCATTACCGTAACCACACATAATTTTTCGGTAATCTTTCCAAAATTGAGAGTCTGTTCTACTATTCTTTTTTTTATCCAACCATCTACAACTTCTTGTTCCAGTTCTCATAAATCCTGTAAAAATTCCTTTTCCTGTTTGTTTTTTAAGAAATCTCCACTTCCATGATCCATCTTTTTGTTTAACATATCCAGCAAGGGTACCATTTTTAATACTCTTTTATTCTTTACTTCCATATATTGTATGTGAGATATTTTACTTAAAAATATAAAAACGTATTCAAGCATAATTGGTACGTTTGGACTTATATTTGCAGGTACATTTTTTGGTATATTTATCATGGCTGCATGTTTACCAAAAACAAAAGTAATTTATAGAACAACAAGAACAACAAGAACAACAAGAACAACAAATGATAATTACAATGATAATTACAATGATAATTACAATGATAATTACAATGATAATTACAATGATAATTACAATGATAATTACAGTTACACAGAAAGTGTTGCAGGAGCAATTGAAATAGTGTATCCTGATGGTTATACATATAATAAGAGTGTTTGTGGAGAAGTTACAATTAAAGGACCTAATGGATATTATTATAATAAAAGTACCAGCGGAAATATAACAGAAGTTGGTATTTTCAATAGTAAATATGAAATGGGTTCTAAACCATGAATAAGTTTTAAATTATAAAATTTTTTCAGAAAGAAAAAAAGTATACTTACGACGTTAGTTTACAACTTACCATCCTTGATCATTTGAAGCTTCTCTTCAAATGTCTTGTCCTTTACGGAGTCTTTTGCGAGAATCTGCCAGAGGAGCAAACCATCACGCTTCCGACGCCATGTGAAAATAGTATCGCGAACATGAAAGTCTTCCCAACCAGCAAGTGGTTGCCTCTGACCGTCAATAGTAACGCCAACAAAACAAAATAGCTCAGGTGCAAGCATAATCATATATATATTCGGGTGATACTGAGGTTATAAATGTCAATTTTTTTGATATAATCAAAAAATAGTACCGCTTCACGTTGTCAATTTTTTTGATATAATCAAAAAATAGTACCGCTTCACGTTGTCAATTTTTTTGATATAATCAAAAAATAGTACCGCTTCACGTTGTCAATTTTTTTGATATTCATCGCGTAGCTTGTCTACAAATTGGACAAATGTCTTTGTTTTGATATTGTTTCCAACATTTTTTGTGAAAAATATGATAACATTTTGTAACATAAATATCTTTTTGTTCTGTTCCAAATTTTGTCAGACAAATTACACAATCATCGGATTGGCATTCTTTGAATTTTCTTTTTTTATTCTCTTTATGGGCTTTCAAAACAATGTCTTTAATTCGTTTATCAAAACTATCATTTTCATATTTTGATAAATTTTTCTGAATAATATCCAATGGTGTTTGTTTTAATTCAATATCTCTTATATTTAATGTTGCTTTGGCATTAATCAACATTTCGACCCCATAATAATCATCATCTTCAATAAAATAATGTAAAGCGGTTTTACCATTAACGTTTTGAGAATTAATATTGGCCTTTGCTTCGATAAGCAAATGTGTACAACCTGAAAATGGCCTAATAGCTGAAAAAACCAATGGTGTATTATCATATAAATTCCTCTTCTCAATATCCGCTTTATGATCTATTAAAAGTTTCACACATTTTGGTTTGGCTTCCGCAATTGCAATAAAAATAAATGGTTCTCCACTATTATCTATCAAATTTGGATCCGTTTTAGCTTGCAAAAGAGATTTAACATATTTTGAACTCCGAGTATCAGTCAATGTACTTTGTATAGCTTGAACTATAGGGTACACTCTTGATATTTCTCTCATTTTGTTAAAATTTTTCATGAGCAACTCGAAACATTCAAATGCATCAAAAATAACAGATCTTGTTAAAAGATTGCGTGTTTTGCCTGTATCATCCAAAATAATAATCTCGTCTGAATTCTTTTTAAGGTATTCTTTGACTTTTTCCATATTATTTTGTTGAATATGTTTTAAAATTGATGTCATACTAAATATTGTTATTCTTCAAGCGAAACAATATTAAAATCAATTTTAAAATGATTTAAAGAATGATTGAACATACAGATGGATAATGAAATTTGTGAATTTATGTTTATTCGTTCCTTTTGTGATTGCTGAGCAATGTTCTGATATTTTAACAACTGATCCATTCCCTTATTCATGTGATGATATTTCTGCGTCGTTCAGTCTTGAAGAGTGTTTTGAAATTGAAGATTTGACTGGGCATGATTGTTATGATTGTTGTGTTGAATTTAATTCTCATGAGACGTTGTCTTCGACTTCAACTTCAACTTCGACACCTTGTTCAACATTGACTCCAAGTTTATTTTCATTTCAAACAGGGAGTTGTGATGAATCAAATTATTGTACACTTTTGACTAAAAATTATTGTCAAAATGCTGCTTTATCTCTTGGTCATTGGGATACGACAGCAAATGTATTGGATCGTACAGATGTTGTTTCTGGTTGTTCTACGAATAATCGTGGTGGATTGAGATTTAATGAAGTTATGGAAAATGGGGTTGAACATTCTTCATCTAATGGTAAAAAAGTTTTGTGTATGTTGTGTAACATAGATTTTGATAATTATTCTTATGTTGATGGACAATGTGATGGCGAATATTATTGTTCTATTGATAACATAGAAGAATGTCAAGATGTTGCTTTGGAACTGGGTCATGATGATACAACGGCAAATTTAATTGATAAAAGTAATGCCGTTTATGGTTGTTCAATTAATAACCGAGGTGGATTAAGATTTAATCAAAATGTTAATAGTACTCATGTTCATGCAACTGGTGGTAGTTATGTTTTATGTAAACGTTGTCAGGATTAGTTATAATTTTTAATTACTTGTCATCAACAAGTTTGTTGAAGATGAATCCATGGTTGCTATGTAGACGTACATGTAGGTTTTTGTTTTTTTCTATGTTCTTCATCCATCGGAAATAATGTTCAATTCCGTCAGTTTCTTCACGCCTTCCGAATCTTTCATTCGACAAGGACATGAAATGTTTCATACATTTGGGTAGATCATTGTACGTAAATGTAATTTTAAGAACAACATATTTACCATTCTTGTGATAAAAAGGTTCCATTTTAGAGTTTCTGAGGAGCATGTAAAAATAGTCATTGAAACAACGCTTTTTGTCTGTACCAAACAAGGCAAAATTCGTTTCTTCTCCAACTTCTCTCCGAATTGTGTCCAAAACGCATTTATCATTCGGTTCGGTTTTTCCTCCAATATCTCCCATAATCCATCCGCGTCGACCTTTCTCAAAAATCATCAAATATATCTCTTCATTTCTCGCATTGACATAAGTAAACACAGCACCCGCTGCACGGATTGGTTCACTTTCATCTTCAAAGAAGAATGTAGGGCGTCCATTGGGATCTCTACTAAGAACATTCTTTTGTTTTAAGAATTCCATATTATATATGTGGAATTCTTTATTTATATTGTAAAATAATCAATTTTTTTTATTTCAAATACTACAAATCTATTTTTAATTGTTTGACCAAAAAATCTGTTAGATCTGGAGTCACTTTTGGATCAAATTCTGAATATTGAGTTTGATATTCTGTTCCATTTGGATAATAACGAATAGTTGGAAATCCAACGAGACAATATTCAAAAACAGCTTCCATTCCTCCTTTTGAGAAATCGAACATCTTTATTTGAACAGGTGCATTTACAAATTTACCTTCTAATTCTATGAACTCTGCTTTAAGTTCATCTAGATTTGAACACCAATTGGCATAAAACAAAACAAAAGTTGCGTCTGAATTATTTTCCAGTTCTGTTGTTGAATAGATATAACCACCATCTACGTTGATATATTCAATATATTCACCCCATTGTTGGCGACAATTTGGACATGTCCTTTTATCTTCTGTTCTTCTTGATATTAACCATTTTATCATAGCATCTGAGAAAAAATTCTTTCTACAAACTTTACAAAACGTGTATTTATCATCCTCACTGATTTCCTCCAACATGATTCCACAAGTTTTTTCAATGGAATGTGGGATTTTTCTTTTAATTACTGTATAAGGTTGATTACTCATAATTATTAATTATTAACAAGTTATTAAATATGCTTAATAATTATCAATTTTATTTTTTTTTTCAAAAAAAAGTGAATTTTATTATAACAAACTTTATTCATGATATAACAAATTATGAGTAAATATGAGGTTTACATTAAGGGAATAACTGGAGATACCAAGACTATTCAACTTTCAAACCATAATCCAATTACAGTTTATGATTTGAAAAAGTTAATCAATACTGATGAACCATATATGATAAGATTGTTATATAATGGTGAAGAACTGGATGATGAACAGTTTTTGAACCAGATAGATACTGACACATTTTATTATTTAATGAAATTGAATAAAGAGGTTGAAACATTGTTGGAGATTAAAAGAAAGATGAACATCCATGTAAATTGGAGTAAAGATATAGATTTATCTGAATGGCAACATGTAGAGATTGGTAATGATAGTGGTTCAAAATTTAAAGTTACAATATTGAATTTATCTAATAACCAATTAACAGGAGAAATTCCGAAAGATATTGGAAAACTTATTAATTTAGAATTGTTGGGTTTACATAATAACCAATTAACAGGAGTTATTCCGAAAGATATTGGAAAACTTACTAATTTAAAATGGTTGAATTTACGTAATAACCAATTAACAGGAGAAATTCCGAAAGAAATTGGAAAACTTACGAATTTACAAGAGTTGTATTTACACAATAACCAATTAACAGGAGAAATTCCGAAAGAAATTGGAAAACTTATGAATTTACAAGGGTTGTATTTATTTAATAACCAATTAACGGGAGAAATTCCGAAAGATATTGGAAAACTTATGAATTTACAAGAGTTGGATTTATCTAATAACCAATTAACAGGAGAAATTCCGGAAGATATTGGAAAACTTATGAATTTACAAGGGTTGTATTTATTTAATAACCAATTAA